ATGGCTACAGTTAAATTTCTTCTTAGAGGGAATTCTAACCCCTCGACTTTGTATCTAAGATTTTTACATACAAAACAAATTGATGTTTTTCATCGAATACAAATTTCGATTAATCCTGATCACTGGGATTCAAAAAAAGAACAAATCAAAAACGTTCTTGCTGTAAAGAATAGAAATGAAATCAATCTAAAATTAGGTGAGCTTAAAGTTTTTATCCTAACAGAATTCAATTCATCTTATATCCAAGGTGAAACAATTGACAAGTTTTGGATCTCTAATAAGGTGAATGAATTTTTTAATAGGCCAACTTCAGAGAGTAATTTTAAAATAAAGAAAGAGGAAATATACCTAACTTCTTTTGCGACTTGGTGGCTTGAAAATAAAGCACAAACACATAAAGTAGCTGCTAATAAGTATATGAATGAAAAGTCAATCAGTCATAATAGTAGATTACGCGATCTTTTAATAGATTTTGAAGGCAAAGACCCGATAAAGCTTATTGATGTTGATAATAAGTTCCTAGACAGCTTCAGTAGTTATTTATCAAATGAACGCGGGTTTTCTGAAACAACTGTACATAGACATGTTTCTCGTGCAAAGTTCTTTTGTGAACGTGCCGAGAAGTTAAATCTAAAAGTAAATAAAGGATATCGTGAAATAGTTTACATACAGAAAGCAGAAGTTCAGTATAAAGCCCCATATTTGAATGTAGAAGAAATTAATAGAATATATAAACTGAAGATTGCAGATAAGAAAAGAGATGCAATACGCGATAATTTCATTATTGGATTATGGACCGGCATGCGAGTATCAGATTTTTTGAATAGACTAAAAACAGAAGATATCCAAGGAGACTTTATCAGCATCAAAACTTTTAAGACAAATCACAGCGTAACTATACCATTACACCCTCAAGTAAAGGAGATATTAAAAAAATGGAAAGGACTACCGCCTAAAACGTTTGAACAAGAATTTAACCGAGAAATAAAAGCAATTTGTAAATTAGCTAAAATTTCCACTATGATAATTGGCGGAAAAATAAAAACTAAAGTTGATGGTAGTACAGGAGAAGATACTGTAAGAAAGGAAGTAGGAGAATATCCTAAGCACAAATTAGTATCTTCACACATTTGCCGACGTTCTTTTGCTACAAATCATATCGGAAAATTGCCAAACAAAGTAATTATGGATGTTTGTGGGTGGAAATCAGAAAAGCAAATGTTAGAATACAATAAACAAACGAATTTGGAATCTGCGAAAATGTTAGCAGAATTCTGGGAACAGCAACAAACTATATAATATGGAGAAAAAAATAATCGAAAGCCCAGCTGAACGACTTAAAATGTTAGCACAAGAATTCGGAATCGCTACAATGCACTTAGGAGAGAAATTAGGATATAATAACAACTCAGTGGTTGATTCTATTGTTTATGGAAGAACCGCTTCCATAACGCCTGCATTTGCCAAAAAAGCAATAGAAAAATGCCCAGAGATAAACTATTTGTTTTTGACAAAAGGGGAGTTGCCCGTATTTACTGTTGATCATACAATTAAACAGTTGCAACAAAACTTAATCGGCACAGACGTAGATATCTTAGGTAATCAGCAAATTATCGCAAAACTAGATGTCATCGCTAAAACTCAAATCCGAATACTCAAGGAACTAGAAGAACTTAGGAAAAATAAATAAGCCACTCAATCGAGTGGCTTTTGCTTTTATTCTCTTTTGTAGTTTTGAACAATGTTTTTATGTCTATCTATAATGACGTCATAATTTTCATTGGACTTGTGCAAGATTATTGATGTAAAGATGCGTGTATCATCTAACTCAATTATGTTATCAATTTTTTCGTAATCTGGAACTACCCATGTTTTATACCATTTTTCAAAAAGCACAAATCTACATATACCTTTATTATCCTCATCATCACAAGTATAAACTAAAGTGTAATTAATATTGTTTTGGAAAAAGGCAGTTACGACAGCCCTAATTGTTTCAGAGATATCCTTATCATTTGATTTAATATTTTGATCTTCCTCTCTCTTAGCTAAAACAAAATGATATATATTATCTATAGGATTATCAGCATTACCAATATTTAGATTTTCATCTTTAGTAAAGGATAATTCATACGTTAAATTTGTTGCAGTAGTAAAAGAATATAATCTTCTATGTTCATCCCATTCAAAAGGGTAGGGCATCTCTTTATATTAAAATGGTTTAACTAATTTTACTCCTCTTTGTTCTAATTGATCTTTAGTTATTTTACCATTACTATAAGACTTCATCAAAGATTTTCTTTCTGACATATCTTTGATCATTTTAATTATTTCGGCTTTTTTCATAATATACTCTTTTTAAATAGGTTACTTAAAAAGTGATTGCAAATGTAAAAAACAATTTACACTTCGCAAAATATTGTTTAATGTTTAAACACATATAAATATACTAAACGTATATGTAAGTAACAAATAAGTATAGAGATATTTAACGATAAAACGGTTTGATAAAAAATAAGCCACTCAATCGAGTGGCTTTTGCTTTTAGTAGCTCTTGTTTATTTCCTCGTCTATTTTTACATGAGGATAATATCCTTTACTAAATTTAGTTCCATTACTTTTTAAAAACTCATATACCTTCTTCTTTTTATCTGAAAGTTGATCTATAGAGGTCAACTCGCTTGCTTTAATATATGAAAATAGATCCCACATGAATGTTTCCATTATCATATCCAACTCTTCTTGGCTAATTTCGTGTTTCATAAGTTATATTTTTATTTAATACTCAATCTTACAAGGCGTTCTTCCTATTTCCTTTGCCTCTTTTAAACTGACTTTATAAATACTAGTCGAACATCTGTTTAATCCTTTACAACTACTTGATTTATGGTATTTCTTACTTGATTTACCTTTGCAAATGTAAACTTGCTGCTGACTTGAAAAAGAAAATAAAAAAATCGACAACAAACCAACTATAAACGCTTTTTTAGTCATTATTTAATTATATTCTTTTTCACAAGTTTCTTGTAGATTACTAAACATATAATAGATATAATAAAGAAAGGAATTGATACTCTCCAGTTAAAATCGAAATTATCTCCTAGAAAAAACGACTCACTCTTTAATTGTTGTAAATACAATTCTTTTTTCCACTCAGCCCTTGCATACATTAGTTCCTTTGTTAATTCTTTATTAGGTATCTTAAACCAAAAACCTAAAAAAAATGATACTATTGCCATACACAAAACAAAAAGCGTTTCTTTTTTCTTCATACATTTAAAACTAATTTTTAATTTATCTTTTACAATAGAACTATTTTTTTTTATTACAAGTGAATTTACAACTTCTTTTCTATCATTTTTATTAGTGGTTTTTATCAAAAATACTACTTTCATAACAAGAACACATATGAATAATAATATTGTAATTATTATTAGGAATATGTTTGTTTGATATTGTAAATAAAAAGGAGAATTTAATTTCAATACTTTCTCCATTAAAAAATTAACTGGATTATATCCTGCTTTTATAACATCAATATCATGCTTTAGTAATATTAATTTGTATGATTCTGAATCATGTTCACTTATTGTAGAAACTTCTCCATATAAATTTAATAGGAGCTTTTCTTTATCCGCCTTATTTAATGTGCTAATATATAATCTAAGTTGACTATCAGATTTACGCTTAATTTTCTTTTCTATATAAATTTTTTTTGCAAGATCTATTTTAATATCATCAGGTAAATTTTCACCAAAAGAACTTATAACTCCAGGATTGTCATTTTCAAATTCTTCACGTATCTTTTGATATTCATAACCAATACTTTTTGGATGGTTATCAGATAATATTATTACAATACCTTGAAAAAATAAAATGATTAAAAAAAATAAATAAAATCTCTTAGTAGATATTTGTTTCATAAGGCATTTTTTGTGTTAACAAAAACCAAATATACACAAATAAAAAATGCGATCTAAACAGACCGCATTAATTTTGAATTATTTAAAAATTCCTTTTAATTACATTAAATATTTGCTTTACACTATTTATCGGATAGTCAAATGGATTATGTTTTTTATTTCTTGAACTTAATGTTAACATGCCTTTCTCTATATTATAATCTGTAATATCTTTATGCCAAATACCTGATTCGGTAATTAAAATTAAACCATATTTAGTTTTTCTAAAACCATCTTTCCAAAGGTGATTTCCGATTTCTCTTCCTAATATTTCAGCTCCACTTGGAGTGTCGTCAATTAACCCCCCATTCATTGATTCTCCTTGACTTTGAAATCCTAAATAACTACCTCTGCCAATATGATCAACTGTAAAAGTTATTTTATCCCAATCATCTAAAGTCTTAACATCGTCAAAGTAACATTCTAGATAACTAGCATGTGCGTCAAAGGGTACTTTAGGTACTTCAATTTTAATAAGACCAGATGGATAGATAAAAAACTTATTCCCATTACTATTTGTTAATACTTCTACATCATTATCTTCTAATACATCCTCACTTTCAATTACACTCAATAGATTACTTCTTTCATTGATTGGGTTTTTAAGCATTGGTAAATCCTCTCCATTTAACCAACTGATATTAAAAAAAGTAAATTGATTGCAAAATTTATTTATTAAATTATCAGTAAGGTATTTAGGATCTCCTTTTAAAGCTCTAGATAAGCTGGATTCGCTAATTATACCTAAATCAGACAAATCTTTATTGTTCTTAATATAACTTTTGAACTTTAAATAATTAATAGACTCAATAAATCTCTCCTTCTTTACTTCAAATAAATCCATTATAAGTAATTGGTTTTTAGTATTATATATAAAAAATATCAATTTAATTGATATTTTGTTTTTATATATCAATTAAATTGATATATATTTGTAACAACAAAAATCACTATACGAGAACACTCTTTTTAAAATATACTCGTATAGTGATATCAAATGATCTTTGACATATCGGGAAACAAGCAAATTAAGTTAAACTAAATTTTAATCATCCTTAATTATGAGCAAAAGAAAGCAATGGCAGAATTACATGGACAGACTTGAAAAAGACAAATCTAAAATAGATAAGCTACTAGAAGATTTTCAGGAAAAATTCCCTGGAACTGATTTCACTATTTCTAAAAGAAATGGTAAATACATCTTAGTTGCTTCTGTCGATTTAGACCTATTTGAGGAGTCTACCAAACCTATTTAAGTCAATCTTTGCGAAAGTACTGTATGTAGATCTAATAACTCCTATTACAGTAAATTCAACTCGGCTAGGCATTGAGTTTATATAGAATTCTTCATCATCCCATAATTTCAAATATTCAGGTACTCCAATACCTGATGGGATAATAAAAAATCTATCGACCGGAATGCCTAACCGTTCCTTTTCTGATTCGCTTAAAGCTTCTAGTTTTTTTAATAACTCCTTAGCTTCTTCTATACTCATTTTTAATTTTGATATATTTTAAACTACTTTAATCGCTTTGTTTCAAAACGCCACGAGGGGCGTCAATACCTGTCAAAAATTAAAAACCTTTCAGAAAGCAAAACACAGGTTTCATAAAGTCTGATAAGCACTGCTCTATCAAACGTGTAACACAATGTTACTACCAAACGCTGTTCTGGCTTGTGTTATACATCCGCCTGTGTTAGCTTTCTTTTATCATCGTTTTTACACGATAATTCGTCTTGCAAAAGTACGGATTATATAGATATATATTGACGATGTGAATACATATATAAGTTAAATCTATCTTAAATATAAGTATTTATGAAGCAAATTGAAATAAACCATACGATGTCAAGTAGAGAAATTGCTGCGATGACTGGAAAATCTCATGCAGATATATTAAAAGCAATCCGAAAGATGGAATCTGCATGGGAAAAAGTTAACGGAGGTAAATTTTCCCTCGTTGATTATATAGACACTAAAGGAGAAAAAAGACCTGAATACCAACTATTAAAAAAAGAATGTCTTTATATCGCAACGAAATTTAATGACGAAGCGAGAGCAAAACTCATTATACGTTGGGAGGAATTAGAAAAGCAATCAGCTAAACCAAGTTTAGAATCAATCACTAAAAAAGATTTAGCAATTATGCTTTTGGAAAGCGAACAAGAAAAAGAAGCATTGCTTTTAGAGAACCAGAGAATGAAACCACGCGATGAATACATTGATAAGGTTTTTTCTTCTGATGGACTGTTAACAATGTCAGAAGCTTCAAAATCACTGGGTCTTGATATTGGACGAAACATCCTCTACAACATTTTAAGGGATAAAGGAATCCTATTTAAAGGATCCAAAGAACCAAAGCAAGAATTTGTTAATCGTGGTTACTTCGCATTGAAGCAGACGATGATACAAATTAAAAAAGGAGACTCTACTATCACTAAAGTAGAACCTCAAACAATGGTTACTCAAAAAGGACTTGGGTACATCGCTAAAATATTAGGAATCGTTAACACCGCTGCGCAATGAGTATAGCATATGAGATTAATGATCGTTTTGCTGAATCTGTCGATCATTTAATTAAAACAAAAAAAGTTCAGTCTAGGCAAGAACTATCCAGAGAACTTGGTATAGAACCAAATACATTGGCTGACTTTATATCAAGAAGGACCAATGTAGGAATTGATGTTGTTCTAAAATTATGCGATTCATTCGGTATTTCCATAGAATATCAACTACAAGGTAAAGGCAAAATGTTTCTAGACAAACGCTAGAAATAATCAAACAATTTTTAAATCAAAACAATGGCAAAAAATATAATCGACACACACAAAGAAAACATTGAGTTTCTAACACTAGACGAGGCGTGTGATTTTTTAGGTATAAAAGCAACAACTTTCTATCAGAATTACAGTCGAAAACTAACATCTTATAGAAATGCAGAAAGATCAGAGGATAAGAGGCGTTTTTACAGTAAACAAGAGCTTGTCGATATTATAGCTGAAAAAGAAGCTAAGCCTTCAAAATTAATAGCTGTATCCAAAAACGAACGTCGAAATGCTTAGTATTAACTTCTTATCCGATCTCATAACTGTACTGGGTGTTTTGGTAGCTACCCTTTGCTTTATTCTTTTAAGCCTACCTAAGCAAAAAAGAAAGTAGTTATGACTACACCTTATATCGAAGATGGACGTTGGAAATTATTTGATAAGACCTACTCCGAACAAACAGAAGCCGACAAAATTCTTTTTGACGGCTTTTTTAGTACCATTCGAAAACACATAGAGTTTATCACAAATGAACGAGAGACGACAGTATGTAGTGACAGTTTACTTCCGTTACGGAGATCACGTCAACCACGCAGATATAACTGTTTTAGCTTCTTCACCAGAAGAGGCGAAAGAAAAAGCAAGTTTACCACCTTGCTACAAAATTTACGAAAAACACATTTTTTAAACAACGGGAAATATGTCAGAAAATAAAACCCTACCACAAACATTTAGCCTTGAAACTTTTAACGTAAACACTTTAGAAGAAGTAAAGAACAAGAGAGAACAACAACTTAAAATAGTTGAAGAAAATCCTTATACAGAGATTTCCGATACAGAAAGCTATACACTTGCCAAGAAGCACCGAACAGCATTAGTAACCGCTAGGACTTCGTTAGATTCAGAAAAGAAAGTTGTAATAGGTAAAGTAAAAGAAAAGATTATTGGACCTATTTCAGACTTATATGATGAGTTTATCGAAATTACTAAACCTCATGAAGAGAAGCAACAAACGGAGGTAAAGAGATGGGAGAAGATCAAGGAAGACGAGCGCAATGCTAAACTTCAAAAAGAAGAGAATCGTAAACAAGCGCACCGAGACAACATCAAATCGATTGTCGCTACTGTTTCAGAGGAAATCAAAAATTTAGATTACGCTAACTCGCTAGAATATGAGGTAAAACCCTTGTTAAATGGAGTAGAGGTTTCTCCTGATGACTTTGAAGAGTTTAAAGGAGATTTACTAGGCGAATTGGAAAGTTTAAAATTCGTTCTATCAAGTAAAAAGGCTACTCTAAAGGAGCAAGAAGATTTGCGAGTTGAACGCGAAAAATTAGAAAACGAGCGAAAAGAAACGGAACGCATCAATAACCACAAGCAAGCGATTCAAGACTTTTACAATCGTTGGATCAATAAGATTTACTCTATTCCTTTTGAAAAATTTAAAATATTAAAAAAGGAATTTGAAGAAGAGAAAGGAATTAACGTTCAAGAGTTTCAATCAGAATACGCAGCTAAACGCGCTGAGCTAGTAAAAGAGTTTGAACAACGAGAAACTTTGCTAAATAAGCAAGAAGAAGAACGTTTAAGACTTGAAAAACAACGTCAAGAACAGGAAGAAGAATCAAAAAGAATTGCTGAGGAAAACGCTAAAAAGCAAGCGGAAATTGAAGCGAACCAAAAAGCTGAACAAGAACGTATCCAAGCAGAAAACAAACGTTTAGAAGAAGAGAAACAAGCATTACAGAAAGAAAAAGACGAGCTTCTGAAAACTAAACGTATTCAAGCTTTGAAAAACTTAGGATTCGATGAAGATTTAGTTCTAAACCTAGAACATTGCAAAATTGTCTTTCCTATTGAAGATATTTTATGTGATGAAGAAGAGTTTCAAGATTTACTAAACAATACTAAGTATAGAATAGAAAATCCACCTATTCCAGAAGCAGAAATTAAAGAAGTAGAGTACGAAGAACCGCCAACTTGGGCTACAACAGCATTTCCTGAGGATTTTATTGACCAAGAACCATCTTTAATGGATATCGAATCCGTTGACAATGATCATATCGTTTTAGTTGAGTTAACCTCAGAACAAAGAACTCAACAAACTCTTTTAAACGATTTCTGTGATTACTGTTTATCCAAACATGGACACATTGACCAGGATTTTATTGTTGAATTTTTAACTAGAACATAATGGCACTAAAAGTTGAAGTTGATTTAAGCGACGACCAACTAAAAAAAATCGCGCATTACATAGTTGCTTTCGGATTATTACCTAGTGGCGAGAATAAGGAAAAACCCTTAAACGAACAATATATGACTGTTAAGCAAGTCGCCAAATTTACTGGAGTTACTGAACCAACGATTTTGAATCACATTAAATCTGGGTTACTGAAAGCTGAACGACCAGGTAAATCTTGGAGAATTTCTAGGCAGTCATTAAAAGACTACATGACAAATGGAGAATAACGAATATTTTTTTTTAGACTTCTCAGAAGAAGTTGAGAATCACTTATTATTTAATGATTATGAAAAGCGTAAAGATGCAATTAACGAAGGAGAATTAGAGCTTTTTATAATTGTAAATAAGTCATCAAAACAGTTTTGGATTAACGGTAAACCACAGTTAAATCATGCTAAGAAAATGACACCTATTAAATTCATAACCTTTAAAGACCTACAAAAATGGCAAACGAAATAAGTACACTCCCACAATACCAATTAGCGGCAGCAGAAACAATAAACACACAAGTATTAGCTGTTTTATCCGACAAGAGTCAGAACTTCACAAATGCTTTTGCAATGGCTAATGCAATTTCAGTTATTCGAAATACATTAACCCCAGAGGTAATGCAACCGATTATGAGTTTAGCAGGATCTAAGCTTGGATTTAGAACAGATAGAGACAAACCAAGTAAAGGGCAAATGCCTCAACCATATCCATTGGAAACTGTAAAGGATTGTTTAATTGACGCTGTATTGTTAGGGTTAAATCCTACTGGAAATCAATTCAACATTATTGCGAGTAATATGTATGTAACAAAAGAGGGTTTTACTTATTTACTTAAAAAAATAAAAGGACTTCGTTACAGTATTATTTACCCAACAACAACGTTTGCTCAAAATAAAGAAACCGCCTTAGTTACTTGTGAAGTTACTTACCAAATCGGAGAAGACAAACCAATCAAACAACTACTTGAATTTACAGTAAAAGCAGGTTCTTATGCAACAACAGATTCTTGTAATGGTAAAGCTGAACGTAAAGCAAAATGTTGGCTTTACAATCACATTGAAGGTACAGATATTACTGATGGCGATGCAGAGGATATTCCTTACACAGAGGTTGGTTCAACTCGATTATCAAAAGAAGAACAGATAAAAGAAAAAGAATTAAACCGATTGAAAGAGTACTTAGATAAAGCAGATAAATTTAGTTCTCTTTTGCAGCTAAAAAAAGCCGTTGCTGATTCAGATAATATCGAACTTCAAGAGCTTTACAATTCCAAAGAAAGCGAACTTATTCCAAAAGCAATCGAAGGTATTGAAAACTTAAAAGACCTAGAAAAACTTTCTCCTCACATTGAGCAAATGGAACACATCGTTTTGCTTGATGACAAAAAGAGAGCATTAAGTGGCCAATCCTAAAATTTGTAAATGTGGCAAGGAGTTTATACAGTACAATTCTCTTGAACCATACTGCTCTTACTCTTGCAAAATGAAATACGCTAAACCTAAGCGAATCAATCAGGTTTCCAAAAAAAGACAAGAGGATAACGAAATCTACAAAGTTATCCGACTAGAGTTCCTCTCTAAAGAATACAATCAAAAATGTTTTATCGAAGGCTGTAATAAGCAAGCTACTACTGTGGAACATCTCCGCGGTCGCGTTGGCTATGCAGATGATTGGGCAAGAGAAAACGGGATAACGCTCTTTTTAGATGTCAGATTTTGGAAACCTTGTTGTTTAGAACACAATCTCGAATTAGAGAGAAATCCAGAACTATCAAAACAATATCAACTAAGCCGAATACACGGTGGTAAAAAAGAATAACCATGCAAACAGAAAACTTAATATTCACCAATTGGGAAGCTAGATGTTCTTCATTTGGTAAGTTAATGACAAACCTTCCAAGCAAGGAAGCAGCGGAAAAAAGAGAAGCTAGAATCAAGGAATTAGTCAATGAGCGAGATTACGGAGTAAATGCCAACGGTAACAAAGTTAAGTGGACTCAAAATAAAGCTGATGAACTCATTAAACTAACAGATGATCGCGAAAAAGGCGATGAACTTCCAACAGGTGCAATCACTTATTTAGAAGAAGTGTTTCGCCATGAATTTTGGAAACGCAGAAGATTCCTTGAAAACAAATATCTAAGCAAGGGAACTATTTGTGAAGAGGATTCACTTGATTTAAACTCTCAACGCGATGAGTTTTTCTACCGAAAGAATGATGAACACCTAAGCAATGGTTTTATCCAAGGAACCCCCGATAATCTTCAAAAGAAAATCAAGGATACCAAAAGCAATTGGGACATGGAGTCTTTTGAAAACGCAGAACTAACAACACTGTACGAATGGCAATTAAAAGGCTATATGTGGATTGCTCATAGTTACGATTTTCCTGAGTTAGAAACCAAAACAGAAGCGGAGCTTGTTTACTGTTTAGTAAATGCACCACTCCACTTAATTGAGGATGAAAAGAGAAGAATGTGGTTTCAGATGGGACAACCTGACGACACAGATGAAGAATTCCGTTACAAAGTTGCTCAACTAGAGCGAAACATGATTTTCGACGTAGCAAAATTCAAAAAAGAATATCCTGGTTACGACTTCTACAATCCTATTCAAGACTTTTCAATTCCTCCACATATGCGTCTTAAATCATTCAATGTAGTTCTTACAGAAGATGATATAAAACACATGACTCGAAGAGTTACAATGGCGCGTAAATGGCTTGTAAACAAAGAACGTGAAACCCTAAAACAAATCGCAGATGGCTGGCAAAGAAATAACTAAAGCACTTTCAGTAAAGCAACCTTGGGCAGAGTTAATCTGCCTAGGGGTTAAGGATATCGAGAACAGAACTTGGCGAACTAGATTCAGAGGACGTGTTTACATACACGCGCCAATGTATGGTGATAAAAATGCTTCATTAACTAATGAGCAATACACAATCATAAAATCAATACAGAAGCCAATATTAACTCTTAGTGCAATTATCGGCGAAGTTACTATTGCAGATTGTGTTCAAAACCACAAATCAATTTGGGCAGATAAAGGAGAAGGTATTTGGCACTGGGTTTTAAAAGACGCTGTTTTCTATGAAAAACCAATTCTAAACGTAAAAGGCAAACTAGGTCTTTGGGATGTAGATATTGAAAAATTATAGGATGATGGAAGATGAAAAAGAGAAAGGAGTATTAATTAATTTTTGTAATGTTATTTAAAACTACCATTGATTGTAATCATTGTGACTGAATCTACACCTAATTAATTTAATACACAATCGACTACTTAATAAATTTTCTACTCCTTTCCTTTAAAATAGTAGAAAGAGGTCTAGGTTGTATATGTTTAAAAATCTGCAATGAAGTCCCCACTTTTATAAAAACATTTTGTTTTTATTGATGCAGAAAAGTCCCTATACCCTCTTTCATGTTTTATATGAAAGCAAAGCACAGCCCTAGTAGCAATAAAATAAAATTTAGATTGAAAATTGTATTATGAAAAACAGACTGTGCTTGCTTTCTTTTGTTGAAACCTGTTTTTATGATAATAAAGTTACTGATTTTATTGAGATAAATAATTTAATTATAGTTAAAATAATACTTAAAAGTACTTATTGTTAAGTATAGTGTAAATATAATAAGTAAAACTTCCCGATTGTAGGAATCGGCAAAATAATATGAGTAAAGAAACGATTAAAAAAGAAATAGAAACTCTTAAAAAAGAAGCTAGTATTTATGGTTGGAATGATCATAAATCAAAAGAGTATGAGAAACTAAAAAACGAATGGTATAAGTGTGTTCATTATAACGAAAATGGGCAAACAATCTCACCACCAAATATTTAACCATGGACATACAAGGACGTATAAAACTAATAGGAAGCACTCAAGATATTAGCTCTTCTTTTAAAAAAAGAGAGTTTGTCGTTACAACGGATGAACAATATCCGCAAGACATCCTAATCGAAGTAACTCAAGACAGAGTGAATTTACTAGACGGATTCCAAGTCGGAACTTACGTAAAGGTAGACTTAAATCTCAAAGGCAGAGAGTGGACTTCACCACAAGGCGAAGTAAGATATTTCAACACAATTCAAGCTTGGAAAATTACTGCAGCTGTAAACCAACCGCAAATGCAAGATGGCACTTACCACGGCCAAGGTTCGGCAGCAGATGCTCATCAGCAATGGAAACAGAATCAACAAAGTCAACCTGCTCCAGGTAATCAATTTCCTCCTACACCACAGTACAACGAAGATGATGAAGACAATCTACCATTCTAAAGAGTGTATAAAATGTAAAGTGACTAAACCTATAAGTCATTTTTACAAACATAAGCAAATGTTTGATGGGCACTTGAACAAATGCAAAGAATGTTGTAAATCAGAAGCAATAAAACATAGTAGAATTAAATCACAAGATCCTACTTGGGTTGAAAAGCAGAGAGAAAGAGGAAGGGAGAAATATGAGAGATTAAACTATAAGGAAAAGCAAATGGAGGCAAATAAAAAAAGAAATTACAAGAATGCTAAGTACAAAAATCTTTCTAGGAAACTCAACACTCCTAAAGAATGTGAAATTCACCACTGGAGTTATCTAGATGAGCATTTTGAAGATGTGTTTTTTCTAGACAAACAAACTCATAGGAGAATTCATAACTATCTAGTATATGATAGTAGTAAAAAATGTTTTAAATCTAAGTGTGGTAAACTATTAGATACTAAACAAAAACATACTGATTTTTTAATAACAAAGGGATATGATTTAACAAAAAATCACATCTCTTTTTTTATTCCTAGTCAAAAATAATTTTTAACCCTATTAAAAATGACTAAGCAAACCAAAAAGAAGCGGGTTCTTGAAAAAGAGCCCCTTTCTATCTGGGAAGAACAAGCTGAGTTGAAAGACATAGCAAAGACACTTTCTCAGAAGAATGAAGAACGCGAACAGAAAAAGTTCGATAAAGGTTACACTTGGGTACAAGTGGATGGAAGGACACGTAAACTAGTTAAAAAGTGATGGGAAATTTTATAAACAAAACACAAGGAAATTTCACAATAGTTCAGAATGAAATTCTAAATAGTGAAAAACTGACTTTTGAGTCAAAGGGGCTTTATGTTTACTTGCTTTCTAAACCGAATGACTGGGAGTTTTCAGCAAAAAAAATATCTAATCAGACCAAAGAAAGCGAAGGGACAATCAAGAGAATTTTAAAGAATTTGGAAAATGAAAACCTGCTTTTAAGGCACAAAATCAAGAATGATAAAGGCGTTTTTAACGGTATCATTTATGAGATTTTATCACCCGTGGTACAAAAAACCGCCGACGGTTTATCCGCCGATGGATTATCCGCTAGCGGGTTTACCGACGTCGGTGTATCCGCTAGCGGGGAATTAGCTAATATTAGTAATACTATACTAAGTAATACTAATAAAGATATATCTGAAGATATATCTAATAATATTAGCGAATCAGATTTTGAAAAAGGCAATGAAGATATCAAGTCTAAGGTTTTTAGAATTTGGAAAATCTACAATGGCAAGAAAATGTCATTCAAAATTGATCTCGAAAAATTTTTAGAAAAAACTGAGGGCGTTGAAATTGATTTCGAAAAATTATATAAACATGCAATTCCACACAACAAAGTTTATTTCCAAACTTGGCTAAATAAATTCTTCCCAAAAAGTCAAAAAATAAATGAGACTGAAGTTTTTAGACAACATTTTCTAAGTATTGGAGTAGATGAAAAAATACTTGATGATTATATCAACCATCGAAAAAAGAAAAAGGCTTCGTTTAGTGAAACTGCTTTAAAAAGTTTAGTCAGTGAAATAAACAAAACCGATTTACATGCAAATGAAATTTTTATTGAATGTATTAACAGAGGGTGGCAAGGTTTTAAATCTGAGTGGGTGAGTAATAACAAAAATCAGAATCAGAATGGACAACAGCAAGAAAGGTTTGTCGGTCGCCAATCAATCGACACAATCCAACACAACGCCAATGTTGGTTACGAAGCAGCTGAACGAGTTAGAAAGCAGATGCTTGGCGACGCCAATTAGTTTTGTAAAAAAAACTTACCTAAGCAAAACGATTCGGGAACGATTGGACGATGAAACACTGTCTATGTTGCTTACTCAGGTTTTGACCAAATCAATTGCGTTAAGTGGGATGAAAGAAAAAACTGATCAGCTGACCATGAGTGAAATCATGAGAATGTTCATGATGGCTTATGCTCACCTGACACCAGAAGAAATTTACAAAGCTTTTGAACTAGAGCGAATGCGGATGTATGAAAGTAAAACTGAACACTATCAACTTTTCGATACAGGATACGCTGCTGAAATTCTTCAAAAATACGAAGCTTGGAAACTCGAACTAAAGCAAAAACACAACATTACTCGCGAAAGTGTAATTCCTGTTCAAAATCAACTTCCTGCCGTTTCTGAAAGCCAAAAAACGGACATCATGAATCAAGCAATCGAAAGACTGTTTGAAGAATACAAATCAAATCAGTCTTTTTTACCGCCTTTTAGCCACGTATTTCAAGAATTAGTAGAAAGAGGAGTTATCCCTTATCCGAATGAAAAATCGTCGCCTAAACTCAAAGAATGGTATTCTGAAAAAAGACGATTAGCTCAGGAATTGGTAGAAAAAGAAATCAAGGATGAAATTTCCAATCCCGAACGTACACAAAATAGAGCTTTCTTACAGCAAATCCTTTCCCAAGTACAACAAAGCGAACACGAGAAAATCGAGTTAAAACTTCAGCAAATTGTCTTAGAGGGAGTATTCCAAAAGCGAATCAACGAGAACAAATCAATCGAGGATTGGCTTAAATAAAAATCAACAAAAACTTATTGTTTAACACTATCCGAAGCAACTCGGACAGATAATCTATTGTTTAAAATGAAAGGAATTGGAGGGCATCAAGCACCAGAAGGAAAAAATGACGAGTGGTTAACACCACCTGAAATATTGGAAAAACTAGGCGAATTTGATTTAGACCCTTGTTCCCCAATAAAAAGACCATGGCACACAGCAAAAAAACATCTTACAATTCAAGATGATGGTTTGCAACAAAATTGGGAAGGTAGAGTCTGGTTAAATCCGCCATATAACAGATATCACATTCATAAATGGTTGAAGAAAATGGCAGATCACAAGAACGGAATTTGCTTAATGTTTGCTAGAACAGAAACAACTTACTTTCAAGATCTAGTATTTAATTATGCTCATTCGATATTTTTCTTAAAAGGCAGATTAACATTTTATGATGTGAAAGGCAAAAAAGCAAAAGCAAATGGTGGAGCACCATCTGTATTGATTTCTTATACAGAGAACGATACCAATACAATCATCAATAGCGGTTTACAAGGTAAATTAATCTTTTTATAAATGAACATTATTCCTATCAATAACTGTTGTTATGATTTCTTAAAAACGAAGCCTGATAAGTATTTTGATTTAGGAGATGCAGACCCACCATATTTCAAAGGTCCTGAAAAAAGAGGGTACTATGGAAACAAAGTAAATAAACTAAACATAAAAAGAAGAGATTATCCTATTACAAACAATTGGGAAGTTCCTGACTTAAAATGGTTTATTGAACTTAAAAGAACTTGTAAACATTGGATTGTTTGGGGAGCTAATTATTTTGATTTTATAGGAGTTCCTTTTAAGACACCAAGAGGACAAAAAGAGCTCCAAGATTTTATTGATAAAAATCCTAAGAATTGGATTATATGGGATAAATGCAATGGAAAATCGAGTTTTAATGACTACGAATTAGCATACACAAACTTTGATATTCCAACTACTGTTTTCAGATTTATGTGGAATGGAATGTTGCAAGGAAAATCTATGAATGAAGGGCATATAATGCAAGGTGACAAAACCTTAAATCAAAAAAGAATACACCCAACAGAAAAGCCAATCATTCTTTACGATTGGATTTACAAAAACTTCACAAAACCGAACTTTAAAGTAATTAACACACATGCTGGATCATTCAGCTGTGCATTAAGTGCTATGAAATTCAATTTCAAAGAATACAACTGTTTAGAAATTGAAAAAGTCTACTTCGATTTAGGAGTTGAAAGAATAAATAACGAATCCTCACAAACAAAACTTTTTTAAAATGAACACACAAAACGAGCCTAAATACTTCATCATCACAAAAGGTGAAGGCAGTAAAAAAACATACTACAACGGGAAATATAATTACTTCTGTGATTTAGCAAATGCTACATATGCTAACACAAACAAAGAGGCACAAGCAATTATTGTTGCTAGACAACTAGGCGAGGCAAAAGTAGAACCAATTACAGAAAGTGAGTTGATTTATTCTAAGGCAAATGCCATGACTAAAATCACGATTATGTCTGCCTCGCTTAGTGTTTTATTTGAACACACACTTCCAAACCTCCCTCTCAAAAGTCAAGTGATGAAAGGAGCCTACAAACACCTAAAGCATGCATCAGAAGCAGTAAAGGGATTGATACCTGATTACAAACATTTCGTAAAGAAAAAAGAAGAAGATGTTGACGATGTTCAAGGGTGTTTCGATGAATTTATACACGAAATCGCGTCAGTAAACTTTGTTGATTTAATCAATCTAACGGGCTTAATCCAAGCCTACAAAGAAGATGAAAAATCAATGATTGGTATTGCAAGAAAGGTTTTGAAAGAAGCGGAACGCAAGGAGAAAGAAAAGGTTGCTCAGAAGAACCAATTATCAATTTTAGACCAGATTTAGTTATGAATAGAATTAAAATTTATTGGATAGACCTCTTTTGTGGAGGGGGAGGTACCACAACAGGTATTCACCTAGTTGGAGAAAATACAGAAGTACTTGCGTGTGTAAACCATGATAAAAATGCTATTGAATCACACAAAGCAAATCATCCAAGCGCAATACACTTTACAGAGGATATACGCGATTTTAAAGTTGTACAGAAAATTAAAAACATTGTAGATAATATCCGTAAAAAAGAACCGTATGTAGTTATTAATCTTTGGGCGTCTCTGGAATGTACAAACCACTCAAGAGCAAAAGGGGGACAATCACGGGATGGGGATTCTAGAAGTTTAGCTAATCATATGAACATATATTTGGATGCTTTAGATATAGATTATTTTTATATTGAAAATGTAACTGAATTTTTAGACTGGGGACCAATTCGTTTAAAATCTGATTTACATGAATCTGGATTATATTCTGTACTATCATTAAACAAACAGGGAAAGTATATAAACATACCAGATAAAACCAAGAAAGGGACTTTTTACCATCCTTGGGTAGATTCCATAAAAAACAAAGGATATGATTATGAATATAAAATATGTAATTCAGCTGATTATGGTTCATATCAGACTCGTGAAAGGCTATTCATACAATTTAGCAAAAAAGGATTTCCAATATGTTGGCCAGATAGAACTAATGCTAAAAATCCTGAAGACAATCTATTCGACAAGGAATTACAAAAATGGAATTCTGTAAAGGAAATTTTAGAGCTGGGAGATTATGGCAAATCTATTTTTAACAGAAAAAAGCCATTAGTTGATAAAACTCTTGAAGTTATTTATAAAGGAATTATAAAAGCATTAAAGGAAGAAGAGGATGTTTTTCTTTATAAGTATTATGGGAATGGTATAAATTACAATTCTGTAAATAGCCCAGCGGGAACTGTTACAACAAAAGATCGTTTTGCAAAAATACAACTCATTTTTAACCAATATAAAACAGGATTTTGTTCATCTATTAATGAACCTTCTAGGACAGTTACAACAACGCCTAAGCAAAATTTATTAACTTTTATATTCAATCCTGCATATGGAGGTCATTCAACTTCTATAAATCGACCATGCCCAACGGTTATTGCCAGACAAGATAAATCACCTTTGTACTTAATTAATGCATTAATGACTGAACATGGCATAAGTGATATTTATATGCGTATGCTTAAAATACCTGAGTTAAAACAAATTCAAGGCTTCCCGAAAGATTACATTTTAAAAGGAACACAGGCAGAGCAAAAAAAATACATTGGGAATGCTGTTGACGTGAATATATCTAAAGCTCTTGCTACCGCAAATACTCTAGGAATTTTAAAACATTTTGAATCTAAAAAAATAGCGTAGTTATGACAATCCAAGAGAAACTATTTAGAAATGCACTCAAAGGCAGTAAAAAGTATTTTATAAAATACAGCGATGAGGTATTAAAGGTTGTAGGGCACCATAATGTAAGAATTTACGCAGAATGGAGGCTAGACATGATAAATGAAAATGAAGTTAAAGAACGTTGTAACTATGACCATTTAGAAGATTGTAACACTGATGACTTACTTTACGAACTTGAAATAAATGGTATAAAAATACGAGGGGATAGCATAGTAACAAGTGATTTGGCAATTCGATTTGCTAAAATAGTTGAATTGGATGATCCTACTAAACTAACGGCTATTATTGAACAACTAGAAAGAGAAAATAACTTACTATAACTATGCAAAAAAGACACAAATACCCATCCTTAGAAACGGCTCTATTGATTGCTTTAGCTACTGCAATCATCGTACTGAATTACATCTTTTCTTAAACCACATACTATGAAACATACCGAAGACAATTTTCTTCCTCAAGAGTTATTTGAGGAACTGCAAAACTATTGCCTAAACACAGATTTTCAACGAATCAAACTAGGCGATAAGGAGTTCGATATTTTAGAAACTCCAAAGGAAATACTTCCTCATTTACAAGTGGAAGACCACGAACTAATTACAACATTCATTAGGCAAGCAACGTCCAAATTTGATACTGACCTCAGAATTCATGCAGACAACATCATCCAAGGCGAAAAAACAGCACTTGCCAAGGTATTATACATCAACCCAAAAGACGGAACTACCGAAAACGGCACCGCATTCTGGAAACACCATATTCACGGAGAAGAACTACCAGAAGATGTTACAAACGAAGAGTTCGATCGGCTGATTACAGAAGATGCAAACGATTGGGAGAAATGGAGTATTCAGCAAATATTATTTAGCGAGCCGAATCGCTTAGTTACTTACAAATCAAATTTGTTTCACAGCAAGTTCCCTGCAAAAATTCATAACGGAAAGCGCATTGTATTAGTCGCGTTTTATAAAAAAGAATAACAATGTACTCTAAAAAAGTAATACGATATTATTCTGATTGTGGACGTGGATTTTGGAAAAAACACCAAGCTATGACACATGATGAAAATTGTAAATGTTGGAAGAATCCAAAATTTAAAACTTGCCTTACTTGTGTTAATCAATGTATAGTTAACGATAGTAATGGAATGGAAGATGAACCACAATTTTTAGAGACTTGGAAAACTAATAATTGCGAACATTCAGGACTTGGAGTACCTGCGCACAAAGACTTTGATTTTATCAGAAAAAATTGTCCTAAACATGAACCTAAAAAAGAAACAAGATGAGTAGAGAAATATTATTTGAATACGGATTTAAAAGCGTAAACGGTATAGTTAAAAAACAATACGGTTTATACGATATATCAAACATAAAAGAAAAATGTGATGTATGGAATGAATTACCACTAGTATATATTAGGCAATATACTGGAAAAGAAGACCGAAATGGAGTTAAGATTTTCGAAGGAGATATTGACCAAGACGGAGCCATTGCAATGTTTTACAATAATGCTTTTCAAATGTGTTCTGTAAAAAATAGAGAGGTAGTACAAGCAATTCCTTTTTGGCACTTCGACGATGACATGTACCCTCAAATAGAAATAGTTGGAAACATCCACGAAAATCAAGAGTAGATATGGGATATAGAACATACATAGGTTTTTTACCTAAAGAAGAATACGACAAACTTAAAGCGATGACTTTAAAAGAACTATTCGAACAAAAAGGAGAAGTGTATAATGATGAAGATCCTGATGATAACGGACATGTAGGTATTTATGATTTAGGAACTGAATTATATGAATTTGGTAAATACACCGATTTTACACCACCAGAAACTTCAGTAAAGCAATTCTTTGAAAAAGAAGATACAACAGAATATTATGCTTCGGGTAATGACTTGCATGTTGTTACAAAGGAATTTCTTGCATATATCATTGATTATTATTCTTTAAAAGTTCAGAAATACCAACAAGATATGTTGGTTCCTTTTTTTCCTGATATCACAGAAGAAAAATACTCACGACAACATAGCGAATTTTTGAACTCTGCAAAATCGAAGTACAATACACTTCTTGAAGAACAACACACTTTTGATTTTTCTAAAATAACTCAAGAGGAGCAAAATGCAATCTATAAAATCATAGAACATCTGAAACAGATGCATTTTGATTGGGCACACGACAGAAGACCTTATAATCTTGAGAGAGGAACTGCTGTTACAAAAAGCTGTAAATACGAGTATTCAGTTTTTGAGTTAGTTAGAATTTACAAAACATTCGATTGGGAAAACAACATCATGATTTATTACGGATACTAAAAATAATTACAAACCCTATTAAAATTTACCACAATGATTAATTTATTCAACACACAGATTGAAAGCCTTTCAATCCACCAAATCAATAACAAAGCAAGAGGCGAAGGTGTTTTTATGACTGAAAACCCTTATACGTTAACAGACGAAATCGCACCTTTGCTTAAAGAGTATTTCTTTAAACCGTTCCGAGAGAAAGACGAAGACTATTTCCGATTTGAACATGATGTTGATTTAGAATTTCACACCATGTATAATATCGCAACGAGCATTTTCCAAAATCCTAATTCGGCTCATGATAAATCAAAAGAAATCGCTCGCCATCTTTACGAGCAGTCCGGACACCCTCATATCAAAAGCGGAGAGCTTTATGTTACTTACCTAACCAATGTATCGATCGACAACAATGTAGTTGACGCGATCGGTATCTTTAAAAGTGAGATAAAAACTGATTTTATCCAATTCGACAAGGAGGAATCAAACCTAAAGATGCGGCTAGAACAAGGGGTAAACCTTGGCAAACTAGACAAAGGAGTTTTAATCTTCAACTACAAAAAAGAAGAAGGTTACAAAATCTTGACAATTGACAGCAACCGTTACGATGCACGTTATTGGTTAGAGCATTTCCTTGGACTAGATATTTTTGAAGATGAAAACTTCCACACCAAAAAGTATTTGAAATTCTGCCAAGACTTCGCGAAAGAAGTGGTCCTTCCTGCTGAAGATAAAAAAGAAGAAGTAATGTTTCTGAATCGCTCAGTTGATTACTTCGCGAAGAATGATGACTTTGAAGAAACGAACTTCTTAAACGAAGTACTCGATAACCCCGACCTAATTTCCGAGTTCAAAAACTACAAAGTTGACAAAGGCGAAAAATACAGTATCGAAGATGTGAGTTCCTTCCCAATTTCAAACAAGGCCGTAACCGAAGCGCGCAAGAAATTTAAAAACGTGATCAACCTGGATACAAATATTCAGATTCGCTTAGATTTTATCAACCCTGAAAGCGCAGATAAATTCATAGAAAAAGGTTGGGATGAAGAAAAACAGATGTACTATTACCTATGTTACTATAATAAAGAAACCAAATAAATAAAAAGCCCCGATTAATGGGGCTTTTACTATTTATATTTTTTTATACTAGTCAATAAATTACTCTCTATATATGTTATTCTATCTCTAATTTCACCTTCTGATGGAAACCCATTCTTAAATTCATCTTTTCGTCTATATTCAAGACTTAAAACATACTTGTAGAAAGAATACATAATGTTATGATATTCTGTTATTTTTTCCCTAGTAGAATTGATTGCGTATACTTTATTTAGAACTTCTATTCTAGAAAATAAATATGCTATTCGATCCATTCTTTTTTGAAGAAACTCATGATAGTATGTTTTAAAATATTCATTAAGATCATAATCACGAGTTTTTACCCTTTGAACAATAGGTTCGAGTTCTTTAAAAGTATTGTAGAATTTAGAAAGTTCATAAATACATTCTAAAAGCTCTTCCAACTTTGCCGTTTGTATCTGAGATATTCTAGATTTTCTGTTTTGAAAATAAGTAATAAAAAGTGTAATTATAGAAACACATAAGGCAAGGAAAGGTAAAATTATTTCGTATTTCATGGTTAACATATTGATTTTTATTAATAACTAAAATAGTATTTATTCTGAAATTAATTATATTTGCTCTAGTCAAATTGACTACGATATTTCGTCTACTTAATAGGCATAGAATCCTAAAAACTTAATGGGAGCCCTAAAAAACGATTCTACAACACCAAGTTATGAATCACTATTAAAATCATTTAACCTTATTAGAGAGTTTAAATCAACAGATGAATTAGTTAACATCGAAAAATCGATGTCTACTTTATTCATGCAATTTATTAGAACTCAATATTTCGCAGATTTAAAATTAGAGCATAGAGATGATTTAGTTTATCATTATGAAGCTATGCAAAGGTTTCTAAAAGGTATTGCAGAAGTTTAAAAGAATAGCTCTTTAACCTCAGCGTAATTGGAATGCTGTTTAAAGATACTGTTCTAATAGTAAAAAGCCCCAATTAAGGGGCTTTTCTATTTAAGTATAATATATTAATACTTATTTATTTTCAAATTTTATAAATCTTGTAAAAATAAAACTGCATAAAAAAGCTATTAATAAAGCTACGTAAAACATGTAATCCTTATAAAAGCAATCTTTTACAGATATTAAATATTCTAAACTACGCTTAAAATAAGTCATAAAAACAAATACAAGTGTGCCAATAATAAGTATGGTTGTTTTTTTCATTTTTAAATATTAATAATTACCAAAACTATTAAAAAATGGTATTTAAAAGCAATTGTTTTATCATATAAATATTTATTTTTATGATAAAATTAATTATTTAAAACTGCATTTGTTTTTTCTTTATTTAAAGAAAAGTAATCATGCATTTTTGTTGTATTATGATAAAATATAGTTAATTATTGTTATTTATGCATATTGTAATTGTGTAATTTGCTTGTATTGAGTATTTTATAATTCAAAAGTTAATTATTATTTCACCAACTTTTCATATTCAAACCATACTTCACTATTAACCGCGCTGTTTCTTCTCTAACTTTTTTAAATTTTCTTTATAGATTGATCTATTAATTTTTTCTACATTTTTCTCAAAGAAAGTTTTAATATCAGATTTGATTCTTTCATCCTTGTAAATATTACCCATTTTATTTAAATAGTCATTGTATGATTTTTCTGATATTGGTTTCAAAGGAAGTCTCCCTGTTTGCAGATAAAATTGATAATCAGATTTAGATAGCGCAAAAGAGGTTGAAATAGCGTCTTGTATTTTAGATTCGCTCATATTTAATTTTCTGGCAGTATTAATCATATTAGTTAAATCCTTTTCTACTTTAGAATAACCCTTATTATAATCAGAAATAATATCAGTAATCTCTTCTTCATTAAAAGCTTTTTTTCTTTTTGCTTTTTTAGCTAGATCATATCTTGTTTTAGCTGCATCATCTTTTAAATCATATCCCATATATAGCATTGAAGAATAAAAGTTAATAGTGCTAAATCTGAATCCTGCTAAAGCGAGCAAAGCGTCCTCATTAGTGTACTCACGTCCATAACTTGTTATTTTTTCTCCAAAGAACTCAGGCATAATATCATTAGCTCTAGCAAATTCAGAAATATTATTATAAACACCTGGTCCAGCTCCTTTCATTATATGATTAGTTACTTTTACGGGGTCTTTAAATATTGCTTCAAATAAATTATCTGATTCATATATTTTTTGTTCATACTGATTTTTATTAGAATATAGCTCAGTCATCATTTTTACTGTTAAATCAGCATCATAGTAAGGACTTAAAAATTCATCCATACCACTAGAAAGCTGCTCTAATGCAGAATCATAATCTTTTCTCTGACCAATAGCTGTCATTATAGGTTTTAACCATACTTCTGATGGAAATAGGGCTGTGGCATCAAAAAAAGAAGGTTCCCCATCCTTTATTCCAGAATATATTAATAAACTGTTTTTCTGCCAATCAGGAAGTGTTTTTCTTAACGCTTGTTCATCATCATCACTCCAACCAATTAAGGATCTGGTATAAACAGAAAGTACTGCAGGTAATGCACTAGCAACAATCATTCCAGCTAATCTTTTCATTGCCATTGATGTTCTACCGTCTTTAAGATCTTCCAAAACATACAAGGCATTATTCTTAGTGCTTCTCACAGTCTCGTATGGAAAAGATACAAATGTTCCCATTAGAGGAAATCTTCGTAATTTTTTCATCATAGGAGATAGATAAGAATACGTAGGGTATCCACCTCTAATCCTATAACCTGCTTTAGTAGCTGCTTCTGTTTCGCTCATGCCTGACTTTACAAATCTTTGTTTCTCTGTAAGGTAACCTATAACTTTATAAAAGTCATCACCAAAAGCATATAACGTCTGAACAGATTCAGCTGATTTTTCTAAAGCATTAGTTTTAACTAATCTATCTATATTCTTTTTAAAATCATTTAAGGTTGCTCTTAACTCTCCTGAATTAACACCATCATTTATAACTCCTTGTTTAATAAGTTCTGCTCTTAATTGTTTTGCATTTGCTTCTGTAAACACTGATTTTGTACTAAAAGCTTGATTCAATGCCTTAGATACATATTTTGCATTATAAGTTAAATGACCTGAATTTACCCCTAAAAACACTCCGCTAAGTACGTTTCTAGCTGTTGTTGTTGGAGACCAAACTGTTTTGCCAACCTTTGCAATAGCCGTCAATCCTACTAATACTCTTGCCCAATCTTCCTTAATTCTTCCTTCAGGTTGTATGTCATTTAATGCTTGAGCAAATTCATTCGGCACATACAAATCTGATAAAACAGTCCAATTTTCTGAATTAGAAGATAATTTAGTATATCCTGAAATTGATTCATAAGAACCAACACCACTGTTGATTAACCCTTCTAATAATTTTTCTTGATATGTAAGACTAGAGAGATAGTTGCTCATACTATAAATAGTATTTACATAGTTGTATAAAGGCTCTTGTACTTCGCCTAGTAATTCCCTAAATTCTTTTGATAAATCTTTTCTTTTCTTTAAAAAAGGTGCTTTGGCAGCTCCATTATTAGATGACGCATATCCCTTTGAATCAAACCCTTTTTTAATAGAGTCAAGGTATTCATATATACTAGTTTCTGCTTCTTTTTTAGATAATCCTTCCTCATTAATTAAATATTCCACAGCTTTATCTATTTTTTTTCTATTCGATTCACTCATATTTGATCTAGAAACAGTAAGCCTATCTATATATTTGTTATCTAGGAAGGCTTGATATGAACGAGTAATGTATTTACCTTTATTATCTTCTATTTTTTCAATGACTTTATAGATATTAATAATAGATTCTTTTATTCTATCAGAAGTTAAAGAGTTTTCTTTTTGTTTTGATAAACTATCTTCTAATTTCGAAGCTTTTTTTAGCAATACTCCTATAATATTATTAGATAGATTATCTATTCTAGATCTGAAAAAATCTATTTGAGAAATAGTTTCTGCATCAAGAAAAGTAATGTCAACATCCATCCCAGACATATAGTCATTTACCAATCTTAATTTTGCATTTTTAACTTTTAATGTGTCTTTATTTCCTATTTTACTGAGTATTGATTTAAACTGTTTTGTTTCATATTTTAATCCATCTATAACACTAGATTCACTTCTTTCTAATCCTTTAATAATTTCAAAAAAATCAACATTTTGTTTATTAAAAGAACTTAGTCCAGCACTGCTTTTAAATGTGTTATTCCATAATCTTTTTACTTTTGAAATAACTTCATTATTTGCTTTTGTTGAACTCTCTAATGATAAAGTTAAATCACGTCCTATACTTTTATTTATTTTGTTATTTAACTTATCAAAAGAATCTTTCACTTTAGAACTTATAGAAAATTGCACCCTAGGTTTACTTGATTCTGATTTAAATTGTTGAAGAGATTCAACGACTTTCTTTTGTTCAGAAACTTGATTACTATCTTTTCCATAAACATCGTTATAGTTACTTAATACTTCCGATTCTCTAGCTATAGCATCATCTATATTTATTTTACCGCTTTCTAATTCGGACATTATATTGTCTTTTATTTTAACAGGCGAAGTGTTTTTAGTTTTAAATTCCCCTTTTTGAGCACTAGCCAAACTAGCTTTTACAATATCTTCAAGTTTCAAATTAATAATTTGCTCAGGAGAGTAATTTTTAAGTGACATTCCAAACTGTTTAGCTAACCATTCAATAGCATCAATAACTGCAGCTTCTAATTTTTCATAGAAAGACTTATCTAATTGTTTATTACCGATTTCACCAATCATTTGAACTCTTGCTTCGGCTTGTTGTTGTTCTAGTGGTTTATTCGCGTAGTTAGGGTTGTTTTGAACAGTTTCTAAATACCCATTTTCTTTTGCTAGTTTATCAAGTCTACCAATAGCGACTAGAGCATGTACGTCATCGTTTTCTGATGCTTGTTTCATCATATCATCAAATGGGTGGTAAACTTCATGTAATAGTGTTTCGGGACTTAAAGAGGATTCATTAATGTAGATTTCGCGCTGTCCTTGCTCATTTAAATAGGTTGCACCCCAGATGGTTCCATCAGGAGTTTGCATGAATTCAACACCTTGTTCATTTATAGAATTTCCGTCAGTAAAGACATTATCCACTTTAACTTCTTTTGAAATAATATCGTATTTTCCATTTAGATGGTTTTCTCCATGTCCTATTGCATATTCTTTATTAATACTTACCCAATCTCCACTGTTAATTTCGGAAACACCTTTAGGGACTGCGCGATAAACGGTAATTGTTGAATTTGGTTTATCTTTTATATCTTTTAGAATAGAAAGTGTTTTTTTATCCATTTCACTGGATATTTTATCCCCATAATAATAATGAGCCTGATTTGAATATATATCCTCCCCATAAACACTCGATAAATCATGTATTGGGGTATCGTTTTTACCAGGAGCTTCGTGTTTATTTTTATAACTTTTTTCTTCTTTGGATTTAGAAGTTGGATTTGGTTTGTTTTTTAAAGTTGTCAATTCATCTGTTAATAAGGAAATTTCTTTTAAAACAGACTTAACCCTCGTGTCTTTAGTATATTCACTGAAAGTCTTTCCTTTTTTTAATTCAGATAATTTATCTCGAAGACTATTGATGTCATTTCTAATAGATAATTCACGTGTTTTGGAATCACTTACTTGAAATTTAACAAATTCAGGATCTTGTCCTAATACTTTGGCAAGTTTGTTAGAATCACTATGCACATTACCTGCTCCAAAGAATTTTTGGAACGTTTGTACTAGTTTATTGAAAGTGGACTTTGGTAGGTTTACTCGTTCTCCTTCGGCTTCTCGGCTTCCTGAGCTTTCAGTTCCTTGATTCTCTCTTGAACCATCTTGTTGTACTCTGGATTCTCCTTCATTGTTTTTGCTATCTGCAATTTCACGTACTCCCTTTGTGCTGGCGTTAGCTGTTTCTTGCTCATATTGTTCTCTTTGGTTAAGTAAATGTAATAATTCTTCATCAGACATAAAGTCTATTGAGGTCATTTGTTCTTGAAGTTGTAATTTTCTTTCATTCTGACTTACAATTTCTTGGATAACTTCATTTGTCGCTGGCAATCCTGTTAACTCTTCAAACTTCGCTTTTAAAGAATTGATATCCGAATGAAAACCATTATTCAAAAACGTTTGTGGACCGGTTGGATTCTCAAGAATGAAATCAACAATATCTTGTTCTGTAATTTCAATTCCTGCGATTTCGCTTAGTTCTTTTGCTTTAGTATCTAGGGGAGTTCCGTCTTTACGTAGATATTGAATAGGGATGCTTCCTCCTTCTTTTGCATGTACCTCGTCAGAATTTTGAATAAAACTTTCACGGCTGACATGCCCCAAGTTCTCAGCAATTACCTTTTGCTTATAATCGACTCCATTTCTATAATCTTCAATCTCATTACCAAGTATAGTTTCAGCAATTTCAAGTGGACTTTCAGACTTTTCTGCAATGAATTTATTAGCTTCTTTTGCTGTCATGTTAGCTAGTTCGCTACTATCAGTAACACCTTCAACTTCATGAGCGCGTTTACCCTCTGTTAAATTAGTTTGTTTAGCATATTCCAATGAAAGGCGATTATGCGTTCTTTTACTAGGTAAATTACCCTGTCTGTCTTTAAACACGATTCTACCTTCTTCATTTGAAATGGAGTATTCTCGACCATTATCAGAAGCTTTGATTACTTGAGGTCGTTCAGTTGTTTCGGCGGATTGTATCTCTTGTGTTTGATTATCTCCTTTCTTCCCGTTGTTAAGTTCTCCTTGTACTGAGTCCAACTGCTCATTTGAAGGTTGAGTATTTCCATCATCAACAATATCTTCTGTTTGTGCTGTTTCATTTGGTAAACTTTGTTTTCTGTAATTTTCTAAAGCACGTTCAGAAATTTCTTTATCCTCAATGGTAATGTTTTTGGTACCATCAGGATTTTTCTCTTGCATCAATTCTCTACCTGCTTCGTCTTTTAAGCGAATAACTTCTTCTTGTGGAAGTAGATTAAGTAAAGCGTTAGAATCTCGGTTTAAAATACCGATTCTGTCGTTTTCTATTGCTTCAAACTCTTGTTTTAAATTGGAAACAATCTGGTCCTTTAAACCTTGTTCTAATTCAGAAGACTGAATCTCTTTTGCTTGTTGCTTTAAATTCGATTGTGTTTTTTCAATTCTCTTAATTGCTTCAAACTCCTGGTTAGATAAATTTGAAATACCTTTTACCTCTTCTTCAAGTAGCTCTTGGTTTCTCAACTTTGCTTTAGACAATTGACTTTCTACGATAGTTCTATTAGCTAGAGATAAAGAGCTGTCATCTAAAGCTTTTTCTAATTTTAAGATTTCACGATTAGCTTGATCAATTCTTGAATCTAAAGAGAAAGGTTTAATTGCTCTTGAAACAACACTAGCGGAAAATGGAATAATTGCTCCCATAGCAAAACCAGCTGCAGAAGCATCCAAAACATTATCAAACACACCTACATCTTTTTTATCAAGAGCGTAGATATCCATTAAATTTTGCATGATTTCAGTAGCAGCTTCATCAGAACCTTCAAAAACAGCATTCTTCCCGACTTCTTTTCCAGTATTTAAAACACCTTTCCACATTCCTTGCGCAATCATTTTTCTTTCTGGAGCCGTAGCCGATTGAATGATTCTTGCGGAATTCATCAAAACAAGACGGTCAACATAAGCGGAAACAGTTTCAGAAACCCCATATCCAAGAGGAACTAACGTTTTTTGCAAGTAGTTATAATCCACTTCGCCTTTGTCTATTTCTTCTTGCATTTCTTCCCATTGAGTACCAGTAGCAGAAATACCCAAAAGACCTATACCACCAATTCCTGTTGCGACTGCTGCATAAATTGGAATTTGAGAAGCCAAGGCAGTATTTGAAAACCACTGTCCAAAATCACCTAGAGTATTTATGTTTTCAACTGAAATAGGTTTAGCTATTCCTTCGCGTACATCTGTTGCAGTGTCAGTTAATAGTTTAGAAGCATTTCTGATTTGCTTTGTAGCATTGGAACTTTCAAAGCCATTAACCTCGTTTGCCCAATTCATAACATCAAGAAGCCCGGCTGTCAAATCTAACCCCGTTGCACCTGCATTGTCAGCAAAGTTTTTCAACCAACCATAATTACGCTTTAAAACATCAATATTATCCTTTGCTTCTCCAATATCTTTTTGATTAGAAACAAATTCTTGAAATGTGTTTAAAGATTCTTGAATTACACCTTTATATCGCGAATCTAATTCTTGTCCTCGTTGAATATATTCTTCCTCAGTAATTTCTCCCTTCTGGGCTTTACTAACTAGATTTTTTACTTCATTTTGGATATTGTCAATCTCTAATCGCTGAATGTTTTGTTGAGTAAGGTTTAGTTTGTCTTTCTCTGATAAAGAGGCGAGTTCGCTTGTTTGAAATAAATTAAGCTTGTCCTTGTCAGACATACCGAATTTGTCCACTTCTTTCTGAGCATCTTTTAGATATGACCTAACCTGAGTTTCGGATTGAGAGGTAATTTCTTTTTCAATTTTCAGCTCCTTGGCTTTAGTAATTCGCTGATCATCAGTTAATGTTTTGGCAGGTCTATTTTCTTTTTTAGCATTTGCTACCTCTTGCTTAATTTGATTGTCTACTTCTTTGAGTTCGTTAGCAAGTGGATTGGTCTGTAATTGAAACTTCTCTTTTATGTCTTGGTGGCTACTTTTGGGAATTCCAGAAAAAGAAACGGCAGCATCCACCATCGCATTAAATCCTTTTTTACCATAAGCTTTGATGTTATTCCACCAACCACTTTGATTTACTTCATCCTCAACAGACTGAATAATTTCTTGTTTCTTTTCGTCAGAAACAGTTTTAGCTGTTTGGTATGTATCAAACAGTTTGGTTATTTCAGGGGTGCTTTCTTTTATTTTTTGTTGGTTCCAAGCAAGTGTACCTTCGACGTTTCCTTCATAAAAAGGAGATTTATTAGAGGCTATTCTTCCTCTAGCATGTTTAATAGCTTTTCCAATAATTTTCTCACCTATTTCACTTCTATCATTAGGATCATTTCCTTTTAAAAGCCAATCTTTTTCTGATTCACTTAGAGTAGGTACTAAAGTTGGTATTTCTCTTTCTTTTCCATCAATATTAACTCCGATAGATATTTCAGTAGCAAAATCATTACTACCATCTTTCATTTTTAGTTCACCAAAATAGCCTCTGCCTTTTTTGGTGCCATCATTTCTGTTTCCATAATCCACAGAACCATTTTTCGAATTGGATTCCGAATTTTGCTGAGGAACAGAAGAATCGGAAACATCTTTTTTTTTTGAACCTACTTGTTCAAAGCCAAACTTAGAAATAGCCTCATCGGTTCTATCACCATATTTGTCTTGTAGTTGTGAACGAGAATATTCCTTACCATTAAATGTGTATTTTGGCTCAGTAATTACTTCTTTAAAACCAAACTTAGAAATAGCTTGATCTGTTTTATCTCCATATTTTGATTGTAAATCTGAATAGGAGTATTCTTTTCCGTTGAAAGCGTATTTTTTATTGTCCATCGATTATAAATCAGGTAGTTCATTAAAATCGGGCAATTCGTTGGTTGACATATTTTGTTTAGTGTAGTTCGCACGTTGCTTTAATTCTTCAGTAGTAGTATTAAGCATCTTTGCTATTCGGCTTTCTGTTTCTTTCGAAACAATGGTTTTCATTTTTTTGTTTTCAGTAGAAGTGCTTTTACCACCTTCTCCAAATTGACCAAGATTTACAGTGGTTTTGCCTTCTGGATAACTTCCCGTAATAATCATTCTTCCGTCTTTAGAATAGGTGAAGTTGTCAACAGTTACATTGGATAATGTTTTTGGCTTTCCATTATCTTGTAGATCGATTGCTTCTAACTTCACTTTTCCATCAACGGGAACACTCATAGCTCCAGGAGCAATTTTTTCGTAGTGATTTCCCCAAGTGTTTTTTGTTGGTTCTACGGATTCTCCAATACTCGTTTCTGTTTCTTTTGCTTTATTGTCTTGATGAATCCTTTCGCGTTGAGCACGATTCAGCGCTCCTTGCTCTGAAGTTGTATCGCGTTCACGTAAACTTTCTCGGTCCTTTGAATTAAGAATTCTTTCAGCTACATCTCGTTCTATACCTTTTAAAGTTTCTTCGTCAGGGTTTCTATGATCATAACCAAGCTCTGTAAGTCTTGATTTTGCAAAGTTTGTTAAGTATCCGTTTGAATCATACATCATGGATTGGGCTGAAGATTGAGCCACTTCAAGAGGAATTCCTTTTTCTGTTATGATATCATAACCTTCTCGGTCTTTAGTTTTTACAGTTCCCAATCCTTCCGACATCTCAGTAATCATTTTGTCATAATCCATTTTAGGCTGAAACTCCCAAACACCAATACCATCTTTTAAATTATCCCATGGCATTAAATCCATTTTTCCATCACCATCTATATCTTTAAAACCGACTAACGGAAAACCATTTTCATCTATACCTCCCAAGTAGTTTTCAAAACCATTCAATACCTTTTTTTCAAAATCGAGATTTCTGAAAAGGGATCCGCTTTTCACTCCTTCCATGTAGTCCTGATTCATTTTAGTGAAATTTTGAGTAGCCACTTTTAGGTTTGAAGGAAGATTGTCTAAGTTCATGTTTTCCATTTCGAGTTTAATCCTTTCTGAATCACTCAAATTCCCCTTGCGTAGCTGATTGTATATTTCCCCTTTACGGTTAACAGCCTGCATAATCATACGCCCTTGTAGTTCGTTTAATGAAGCTGAGCCAGTATCATAGTTCTGAATCGTTTTCATAAGACGTTCACGCAACTTCTCATCCCGAGCAAGTTGTTTGTCTCGGCGATGTTCTTCTAGTTGTTGCTCACGCATTTGTTGGTCCTTACGAGCAAGATTCAATCTTTCCTGTTGACCTATTGTTTCAGCAAGATTAAAACCAGAAGCTTGAGATGGAGCATAAACGCTAGTGTGATTTCCTGCCATAATTATATATTAATTTTATAATTCATATTTTTTTCTGTAGTAAAGGGAACTATTGGCGATAGTTGGAACCTTGAATTAAAAAATGGATCATAACCCATGTAAGAAGGAGTTATTGAATTAGATAATGAAGCTTCCATTCTTCGTCCACTACTATTTGTCATTGGGGATAATGATTGAAAACTAGGATGTGAAATAGAACCTGCTAGAGACATGTTAGTTCTTGATTGCGGTGTAGGAATTTCATTGGCCGACTGTGGGGTTGGACTAGTATTAGGATTTGAACCAATAGCACTACCTAATGAACCAGCAGCCGCAATCGCTCCATTGATTCCATTCCAAGTATTTTGTTCTCCTGCCATATATTGACTTCCAAGAGCAGCAATATTTTGATTATCTCGTTGTTCTTTAATACCCATGATACGAGAATCTTCTCCAGCGATTGCATATTCTCGTTGGATGACTTGATCATCAATATCTTTTTGAATCTGTCGATTAACTTGGTTAGTATTAGCTTGTAAAGCTGGTAATAGAGCAAGCCCTCTGCTACCTCCGCCTTGTAAAGCATCAACAATATTTGCGGTAGTTCGTTGAGCTTCTTCTCTCATCAAATTAGTACCAACTGTTGAAATACCAACTTCTTCATAAGCGTTATTTAAATCATTTCTTTCATATGAATTAAACTCTGCTTTTGCTTTCTTTTTTTGTTCTTCTCCTTGATATATCGAGTATCCTGCAGCTGCAACCCCTATTGCAGCACTAGTTATTGCGGCCATAAAAAATAGATTTTACTTATTACGTTATTCAAAGATAATAAATAAAATCTATTGTATTTTAAATTACTATAACTAAAACTTATAGCAGTTTAATCATTTCTATAGTATGAGTAGATCCTTTAATGTATTGACAATCTGAGAAGTGATTAATCAATGAAGCGTTTTTTAGATTGGTATAAGCAACTTTAAATCCTTTACTTTTAGCTATTTCTCCAAGTTCATTAATAAGCGAAACTAAGGCTTCTTTTCTATCGGATTCGCGATAGTTTGGATTCGACACAATAAACTCAATCCAGCACATTTTTGAATTAGTATAGTATATGAATCCTGCACAGATATTAACACCTTCTTTTGAAAGCATAATACCACAAGTTCCATTGTTAGGCAACATTTCTTGTAGGGGAGGAGGGAATCTCCACCAGGTCCACCAAGAAACCAATTCTTGGTAATCTTCTTCTTTTAAAACTCGTGCGTTAAACATATGATTTAATTACGTTAGCATTGATAGCAAATAATTCAACTTGCTTATCATCGTTATTTTCCATTTCTATATCGGCATAATAACCTCGTATTTCTCCGCCATCTGCTCTTGCATTTCGGCTAGAGAAAAAATAAAAACCGTTGAGGTTATCCACTAGACTGACATCTACTCGAATTGAACTATCTGTTTTTTCAATAATATTTCCGACAAAAAGTGATTTATCACCATCTAGTTTGAATAGTTGATCACCAATATTACTAAGTACAGAAACAGTTTTAAAGAATAAGGTGTCAGAATTATTACTTTGGCAAATTCCTATTCCTTGTGCATTTCCGCTAAAGTCACCTACTTGTTCATTTCCTCGCAAATAAGCAAAGTATCTACTTTCCTTTTTACTGAAGTCCGTAGCTTTTAAAGAAGTTCTTGTAAGGTTAGTCTTTATTTCAACATCCCAAGACGAGCTACCTTCGATTACAAATGTTTTGAAAATCTTGTCATCGGTTTGGACCTCATTAAACACTGTATTTATTTTTGATGGATACTTTACACCAAAAAAAGTATTGGTAATTGGATTAGATTTATCATTCTGCTGCCAAAGGTTTCCGTCTTTAATAACAAAGGCAGTTCCGCCAAGTCGTAAATAAGCGTCAGGCAAAAAACTAAAGAATGACACCCATCCAGTTTCTTTTTCTTTAAACCCTAATGTTTTCATAGTGCAATCGTTTCAATTAAATAATCAGAAGTACTATTATCAATACCTATTGTTCTAATTCTTACCTCATATTCTGACCCATTGGATAAATCAGAAATAGTGTGATTTTGCTCAGTACTATCAACATATGGAATAAATATAATTTCACTCCATTGTGTTTCCTTTGAGTTTCTATATGAGATTTCATTTCCTTTCACAATGGAATTATCCTGCTCATTTTTAAACTTAACATCGATTGAGGATTTATCTGCTCCAATTCCTAATTCAAAATAAGAGGGTGGCAACACTTTTTCATAATTAGGGTTGTATCCTCCATAATTATAGACGAAATAAATATTACCTTCAGAAGTAAAATCAAATGAACCCTCAATCTCTTTTCCGCTTGTAGTTTTTAATGGAACAACCTGGCTAATAAGTTTAGGTAGATCTGATTCTGAATAATTTTCATCTGATATAACATAACCAATAGCTAAATCAGCTATATCGTTATCACTATAACTTCTCAATGTTATAGTATCAGATTTCTTAGGGAACTTACCTTCTCCTTGGATGCCTATTTCTTCTGAAAACTGATTTATGTTATTATCTTCTATAAGTAATTGATCAAAGAATTCTGGCCCGCCATTTATAGAAATACTATGATTCACATTAAGTCCATAAACCATATCATTTGACAAGGTAATAAATGTGATTCGTTGTGAAATTCCTTCAGGGGAAAATGAGCGAATAGAATATGTCGCAGTTTCTGTTGTAGGAACTACTGTTGTTTGTATTTCTGTAGTTTCTGTTTCGTCAACATTGATAATAAGTTGTCCGATTCCGGTCACATTGGATTCTACATATTCTCGTCCAGCGTATGTTGCTGAAATAGTAGCTCTGCCCTCTGTAATATCGTATTCAAAAATAGTTTGACCAACTCGTCTAGACAAGGCTAATTCAAAAACAAATTCATCACTTACTCGATATCTTGCCAATTCAGAACCACTAACTATTTGAGAGATATAATTTGGTGTATCTCCAATTGTCAAATTAAATAGTTTAGTATAAGGATCATATCCTCCGAGTATTTTAGCATTTTGTTTATTGGTTAAATTATCTCTAAACCATCCTTCCAAACCATAGGTAATTGGGCTAATTCCATTATTTGATAAGCGAAGTACTTGCCCACGCTTAGCATCTACCCAATAACATCGATTACCTTCTTTTTCAAATGATTCTGGGTGTGACATTCCATATTCTCCTGCATAAGGAACGGATTCACCTAATACATAGGGAACTTTGGCTACATTTGAAGTACCATCAGCATTATACATCACATCTTTTCCATACATTACTTGAGAAACTTTATCTGTTTGGTAAACAAGCAAATTACCTTCTCTTGCAACGATCTTTTGAATGGGACCATTCCCTTTATCTAATTCCTTCCAATTGATTAAGGTTTGGTTGAAACTACTAATCCCATTGAACCCCGTAGATTCTATAAATGATTCGGAATAAGTCAAATCAGAATACCTAGTAACTTCCGAATAATCATCTTCACTTGTTGAAGTTGGTTGCAAATCAATATTCAAAGCATTCGCATTGAACTTATCTTTTATTTGATATGATTCTAATCCGTTGCCAAAAGCAAAACAGTTGAAGAAATCTAATTCAATTTTAGCGGCAGAATTTGATGTTTGATTTGATAAGTTACCTTGATGTAACCCATTAATGATGTCAAATGATTGCGATGTTTTGTAAAATATACCAGTATCCAAATTCTTTTTTTCCTCTGTTTCAAAAATGTAATATCCAGTATTTGTTCGGACCACCATTTTCGCATCTAAATATCCTCTTCTTCCACCAGATGAAGCACTATGAGTTCCATCAATATAAAGCCCGTCTTTACCATTCACATTAACTTTTTTTATCTCACTTCTTCTACCAGGAATCTCTTCATTATAGTTTTTAATATCATTTCCAGAAGTACCCCATAAATCCTTTCCATTTATATATTCATCAAACCATTTTTGAAGATTATAATTCTCTTTATTAATTAACCATTCCTTTTCAAATGTATTTTCTTGCCAACCTTCGTCTAAATGATTTCTAGAATACATCCATAGATAAACACTTGATCCTTCTGTTAAGTCTAAACTTCCCCAATTTCCATCAATAGGAAGAACTAATGTTACGTCTGGATATCTACCTCTACTTTTTCTAGTATCGCTTTTTGAATCTTGATAAATTTTGTAATTGTTTTCATTCATTACAAAATCTTTTGCTTTTATCCGGATATATGTACCTGCTTCTTCTATGATATCATTTCCACTAGCATCTTTATTTCCCTGAATAAAATCTTTAGGTTGGCTCTTCTTTTCAAGGATAGGGATAGTCGTGAGTTTAGTTGCTTCTGCAGAAGTATCTTTTTTTAGAATAAGAATATCACCTTCATTGACTTTGTCTTTAGAACTTCCTTCTAGTTTACACCATACAAAATCATCCTCAACATAAAACCTACTTACAATTATATTTGAATAATTTAAGGGAGCCGATTTGATAGCAAATCTATAAGAGGTTGCCCAATAAGGGGCTTTGTTTTTTATCTCTATCTGCAACTTATTAATTGATGCTGATTTGCTTGGATCAATATAAATCGAATTTTCTAAAGAAGTTATAGCAGTTGAACATCTCCCAAATTCATCAGCATAGACAATTGCTGCTTCATAATCTCGATTTGATTTTAAGGATTGTCCTTTCCCAGCCTCAACAACTGAAAAATAGGCTTCATCGGAAAACTTAGTCCATAATTGGCCTCCTCCTGCTGGTCCTTGTGTAAGCAATCCATGACTAATATTTAACAACAAATCATTGCCTAAAAATCGAAAACTCACTTTCGGGTACTCATTTATAGTATCAGTTGGACTTAGTTTCCAATTGGCAATATTTGCTTCTATATAATAATTAATACTGTTAGTAAAATCAGAAAAAGCATTGTCATTATATATTTCATTTAGACTAGAGAAATCTTTATACAGTGTAAATAAAAATGTTTCTGAAATTAAGGTAGCCTCATAGTTCGGATTACCTTCAGAATAATAATCATTCAAAACGTCTAAAAAGACTTTAATTCCGTACCCTTTTTTATATAGATTTAGTCTGTTGTTTAACTTCAATTGCTGTGTTCCTGAATTAACAGAAGTTATTAAGCCCTTATCAATTTCTGATGAAGTACTACTTAATCTAAAATCAATATTAATATCTTTTTTTTGGTTATCCTTTAAATCATAACCTTCTGTGTAGTTGCCTAATACGACACGATTACCAATAACATCAAGGGCTTTTGCTTTTCTTGGGACATTATCATACTGCTTGAAAAAATCTTTTTCAGGCAAAACCTTGTAAAGTTTATTATTTGAATAACTCAAGCTTTTCTCTTGATTGTGACCAATACTTTCTTTTTTCTTATTGAAAGTTTCAACAATATAAACATTGTTAGAATTTGATTCTTTTGCAAGAACCTGGATTTCTTTTACACGTTTATCTCCAGTATTAAAAAAAACCTTTACCGAATTAAACTTATTGATCATACTCAAGTTATCTTGAGTAGAAAAATCAATTTCCAATTCTTTTGGTTCAAAAGCGCATTCAGTAAACGGGGCCATTGCAGAAAATTCTCCATCAAGATATTTATAACGATAGGAAAAAGAGATGAATTTTTCTTCTATATTATTAGAAGAAAGTCTATCAAATGTTTTTTGTATTCTTGGTGCTTTAGTTGGCGGTTTCTTGATTAAATAAATATCTTCCTTTTGAAATTCATTTGCGTAATATGACTTTGCGCGCTGAATATTAATACAGCAAATTTCCATATTATTGTCTGTCCACAACAACATGTCTTTTGAATCATCCTCAGAAATAATCTTAGCTATCCCTGTGATTTTGGTATTCCTTTTTAACTTAAGCACTCTTGTTGATAAAGGCCTAGAATCAAGTAGTATTCCTTCAATAGTTTTTGTATTAAAATCGTACCCGAAAAGGTAACAACCTTTACTAGAAATTACCCACCAATAAAGTTTGTTTTTAGCTTCATCACTGTATGAGCCAACTGTTTCTATATTACTTCCAAGGCTAAATAAGCCTGAAAAATTTATGAGTTGCTTGTTGGACAAACACTTTTCAATTGCACCAACATCACTTCCTTCAGATGTGTTTATTATAATATTTTCAGCATGTCGGTAGTAACCATCATCTAAAAGACGTTCATCAACATCCTTATTCATTACTCCTTTTACAAATGTTCTTCTGATGTTTGGCATAATTAAAAGTTTTATAATCAGCAGTTTTTATATAACAAATATACAAATAATAGATAAAACTTATTATCTTTGATTTAATAATAGATTTTATTTATAATGGCAAAGATTAGTAATAAAGAGGTCTACCCTGAAGATTACAATGTAACTCTTGAAGATTACCTTATAGGTACTGATTCCGCTAATAAAAAAGTGCTTCAAACCAAAACCTTTTCAGTTAAGAGTTTAACTGAAGTAATTAAAAAAGAGGTTGAAATAGATTTTGAGGTACCAAAAAAAACATCTGATTTAATTAATGATGGTGAAAATGGAGTTGACAAGTTCGCTACAGCAAAGGATATTGCAGGCAAAACTTACCAATTCAGTAATTTATCTGAAGTTGTTATTCCTCATAACTTAGGTAGATACGTAGAACCAACAGTAATAATCGGAACAGAAAAGATTTTAACTACTATACATTACGAAGAAGATTTAAATATAATCATTGTCAAGTTCGGAAAGCCCCAAACTGGAATTGTATTAATCAAGTAAGAATGAGAATAGGAGACGTATTAAATGTAGATCAATATGCGGTAATTAATATACCGTTAGATCCACGCCCTCAACCGCCAGCAAATCCTGTTGAAGGTCAAATTTACACTAACACAACAGATAAAGCTATTTTATTTTGGAATGGCACAAGATGGGTTAAGTTAGGTTCTTTAGATAAGGTAGAAAACACAGATGGAGGCATCAATGTTGCTCAAGCTGATGGAATTGCAACACTAAATCTTAATCTTGATAACACTACAATCGAAATAGGATCAGGTGTTGTAAGAATAAAAGATGCAGGTGTTACTACTGCAAAATTAGCTTCGAATTCAGTAACAACAGTTAAAGTAACTGATAAGAATATCACGTTCGCTAAGATAAATGATATTCCGACAATGACCGTTATTGGTCGAACTGCTGCAAGTACCGGTGTATCTTCAGCGATTCCAATTATTAATGCAAATGATTTATCAGGAGCAAATGGAGCTTCACTTGTAACAAGTGGAGCTGTAAAAGCTTATGTTGATGCTGCAGTAGCTGGATTAGGTAAATTAGTAGGTGGTTATGATGCGGCTGCCAATACAAACTTTCCAGGGGGCACCAATACAAAGAAAGCAGATTTTTGGTATGTAACCATTGCAGGTTCTATCCAAGGAGTTCCTTTTCAAGTGGGGGATGTAATTATTGCAAATAAGGATAATCCTAGCAATACTAATGCAAACGATTATATTTTCTTGCAGACTAATGCGGACCAAGCGACTACTACTATCCTAGGAATGGTTATGCTAGCAACAAATGCCGAAGTTCAAACAGGTACAAACAATACTAAAGCAATTACTCCAGCTGGATTATCCGCTAGAACAGCTACTGAATCTCGTACAGGTCTTGCTAAGATAGCCACAAACGCAGAAGCTTTAGAAGGTACAGACAACACAACAATAATGACACCTGCTAAGGTTAAGGCTGTTGTGGATGCCTCGGTTAACCAAGGTTATACGGCTGTTTTTGGTGACACCACAAATATTAAATATCCTATAACTCATGGAGCTAATACAAGGAATCTTATAGCAGAATTTTTTGAAATGCCATCAGAACAAAAAATATTAGTTGATTATTTACCTATAAGCAATACTCAAATACAAGCTTCATTTGGACGACCTCCTGGTTTAAATAAAGTAAAAGTAGTAATCATTACAATAGCATAATAAATGAGAATAGAAGGAGATTTTATAATTCAAGGTACTGCTACTATTGAGAACTTACCTACTTCTAATAGTAGTTTCTCTGCTATTGTTCAAACTGATGGAAACTTATTTAAGCGAGAATTAGGAACAATAAGTACAGCTAGTAAGGAATCATATATGCCAGGTTTATCAGTTGCATTTCCTTCTATCTTTAATTTAAATACTGAAAGCTTAGATTACAATAATCGTAGTTTAGTTGTATCCTTAAAAAACCAATTACAAGGTACTTCATTTATGGCTCCTATTGCAATGAATGGTACACCAGCTTTTAGGAGAATAGTAAAAACAGATTTGACAGATGCAACAGTTTTATTTTCTGACGATCCTAGAATATCGAATTGGGACACTGCTTTCAATAGAGGGGATTTTAGAGATTATGGTTTAGGTACTGCAGGATTATCTGGAATTGATTCTTGGGATAAAACAAAAATATTAGTCACATCTTTACATAAAGGAGGCGACCACGGAATAACAGGTATTAGTGATAACATATATGGTACTTCATATGTTGGTAATTCGAGATATGCTTTTGATTTAGCAGGACATTGGACTGGTAGAGCATTCATACGAGGATGGTCAGCAAATGCAACTAATGGTTGGCACGAGCTATGGCATACGGGTAATGCGTCTAGCATTGTTACTAAATTGTCTGTACTCGCATCACCAAACTACGGTCTTAGGTTTAATTACTCAGACAGTACATCAAGTAATGAAACAACTAGAACTTATCTTGGAACTACTGTTATAGATACTAGAAGTACACAATCAGGATTAGAGTCAGACGGTACTGTGAATTATCTACCAAATTCTCGAATCATACCCTCATCTACAACATTTTCATTATTTCATTATATTAATAATAGGTATCATACAAGTATTATAAGTAAAGGTTGGACTTCATTATATGCTGCTTGGAAGATTTCTGGACCTGCACATACGCAAAGTACGATGAACACACCTCAAGATTTTTACTTATCGCATACAAATACTGAAGGAGAATGGGGTAGAGATAATAAGATTTATCATGATGGTAACTTGACTAATGTTTCTCAATTAAATAATGATAGTGGCTACATCACTGCTAGTACTGCAGGATTTGTTAAGAAAACAGGGGATACTATGACAGGTCCTTTAACTTCTTCAGCTTCTACAGGATTAATAATGAAAACTGATAACTATGCTCTATTAGAAAGAGATATGGTTACAATCAATGGTGCTTGGGCTAGAACTTTACACAGAACTAAGCATAACGATATATCATTAGATGTTATAGGTCATTACGGTGAAGGAGGTATATTACGATATGGTTACATTGGAGGTACTGCGTACAATCAAACAAACACTATTAGGTGGACAACTGATGGTAAAGTAGGTATTGGATTAAGTGGTACTATACTACCTTCAGAAGCTTTAGATGTTGTCGGTACTATAAAGACAAATTTACATGGAGATTCTTCTCAATGGAAACAAGCTTTTGATTGGGGTACACATATTGGAAAATATTTAAACTTAGGAGATAATAGAATCTTTAGAAGTAAATCAGTAGGTGCAGACTTAGACTTACAGAAAGATTCTGTTGTATATGCTACAGGAGCTAATAGACCAAACAATACTAATTCAACAGTGATTACATTGTCAGGATTAGCAGATTACGGTTTTCAAATAGCAAGTAGAAATGCAAATATTTGGTTTAGAGGATTGGAAGCAGGTAATTATAGAGATTGGTATTCTTTTTGGCATTCAGGTAATTTAGTAAATCCTGCAACACAAGATTGGGTTACATCTAGAGGTTATGTGACCACCGATACAACATATTCTGTGTTTACTAGAACAGTTCCTGGGTTAGTTCCTATGCCTGGTGGTACTACTGCTACAAGATATTTAAGAGAGGATGGTACATGGGTTGTTCCTACAAACACAACTTATTCAGCTGGAACATTAGCATTACTTAATGCTGGAACGGATACTTCTAATAGAGTATGGCCCACTAAAGTATTGGCTGATTATGTTGTAGCTAAGTTAGCTCAAGGAGCTGACTCGATTTGGGAACATACACCACAAGGAGGTTTAAAAATCAGAAATTATGATTCACTTGCTACTCGCGATGGAGCTATTGCGATTACAAAAGGAGGTGGGGCAACAAAAATTAATGCAATAGGAATTGGAACATCTGTTAATTCAGATGGAAATGATGGTATAGTTGTAGGTCCATTAAGCGTTAATCTTGGAACTTATGGTACAGTAGTAGGTCCTTATTCTGTAAATACAGCAATGGAAGGAGTTGTAACCGGTCCTTTTTTACAAAACAACCAAAGAGGGTGTACTGTAACTGGTCGTTATAATCATCCTATTCAAAATGCTACTACCAATACAATAAATAATTATTCACCACTATTCATTATTGGAAATGGAAAGTCAGCTTATATACGTAGCAATGCGTATGAGATGTTTTCAGACGGTAAAGGAAAATTTGCAAATGTCCAATCGTATAAAAACCAACATTCATTCGGCGATATGGATATTCCAAACTGGAAATTCATTCAAGATAATATTGGCGGTGGAGATGGTAATGGTTCGGAAGATTGGGTTTCAAATTATGGGTCACAGATAAGTGTATTCGAAGAACAAAAAGCAAACGAACAGTTAGGTAATTCTCCTTACGAGGGTACGGGTGAAATATTAGCCGATCAGAAATTCTCTAATGTTGATAAACCTACACTAGTTTATTTAGGTAATGATGGCATCTGGAGAAAATGGAATAACAGTGCAAATGCTGAACAAGGAAATCTTTCTAATAGTGCAGTTTTAGGAATTGCATTATCTGATATGAAATCTGTATTACTTAGAGGATATTATCTTGGCAAGATGTCTGTTGAATTACAAAACTTAGTTGGTGATGTTAAGAATGGAAACATGTTCCATAGTATCAATAAAGGTTCATTGATGGCAGGATCTTCAACAAGCTTTACAGAAAGAGTTTTTGGGTATTCAATTAATGAGAGCGTAGCTTATTTCAATCCTTGGATGTTTTAAAAGATAAAATATGTCAGAACTAAAGATAATAGCGACCAACAATAACCTTCCTCCTGAAAGAATCGGAGATGTACGAGTGAGAGTTGTTGTTGGGCAAACAGTAAATATCACGAGGGCAGAATTAACTAACTCAACCCCTAGTTATCTACATGAATTTGGAAGGCCAATTGCTGGGATAAAAGTACTTGCACCAGGAATAAATGTAGAGAATATTTTGCGCCCTTCAGGAACTGCTACAATTGCCACTTTGACCAATAATGGTCAAGTATTACGTTATGTGAATAACACTGTACAAAATGGAGAAATAAGCAAATCTAATTTAGACGGGAGCCTTTTTAAAGTAAAAGGAAATACAATAGGGAGTGACTATGTGGAATACACGGCATCCGCTTTCGATTCGGGTAGTAGTGCAATTTCAGATTACATCAATGAATCTGCTAAGTTATTTATTGATGTTGTATCAGGAGTCAATCAACCGCCAAATTCTATCGGAAATAACACCATAGACTGTCCGATTGGGGTGTTAGTACCTATCAATATAAATGCGTTCACGTTTGATACTACACCTCCTTATGGAGATCCTGAAAATGACGCGCCTTTAAAAGTAATTGCGCGTGTTATACAAGGAACTGCTATCATAACTTTTAATGGAGTTCGTATTAATAATGGAGATGAATTTATGGCAGCTAATTTAGAATCGGGAGAGATGAAAGCTTTTTATCCTCCAGGTACAGCAGAAGGGGTTACAACAATCATCACATTCGATGTTGCTGACATCGGAAGTGGTCAATATAGCGGATTGTAATTATGGCAGAATTAAGATTAATAGCAGTAAGAGATACATCAAGTTCAAGTATAAGAACAGGAAGCAACGTAATCACTTGGACGGACAAGGATATTACACACGATAACCAATTAGATAGTATTGTAAATGATACAGCGAAAGGTTACAATCTAACATTATTTGATGTAACAACAGACACTTTTCCACCATATAAGCCAAATCAAGGAAGAGATTTCAAAGCTTTAAAAATTGCTGAAATATCTAATATGAATGTAAGAAGTAGCGATTATGCAAGTCACCCTCACCGAGATTTGATTGTTGGCGATATCATAAAAAAAGATAATCTCGAAAATAATCAAATTGGTTTTAGTTATGGTGGTGGAGCTGGACAATATGAAACGCGCGTAGGACATGTTGACTTCTTATGGTCAGATGATGGAGTGAGATTTACAGAAGATACAAGACAGCGATTCTATTATATGTATGCAGAAGCGACAGATTATGGTTCTATAGGGCATATAGTTTTGAATTTTAATGTCCTTGCTCAATTGAATATTTTTAATTTAGAGCGAACTCAATATATCAATCATAGGGATATTTCAGAGGCGTTAAATTATAGTGTCAACAACTCAACATTGACAACCAATAGCCAAGAAGTAATTGACTTCTTCAATACGTTCTTAAATGGAGAATATCCCGCTAAAATATATATCGAAGCAATATCAGGAATTAACTGTATTCGATACTTCGAAAACTTAATACAACCTGGACAGAAGCTGTCTTTTGAAGCTTTCCGCCAAAACAAAATAACGATAGATAGAAATCTATTAAACGTAAATGATTTGCCTATTCTTCAGATATACATTGGTGAAGCTAGGTCAGGAATTTTCAGAAAAGAACCTTTAATTTAAAAATAGAAAAAATGAACAAAGAAAAACAAACACAAACAAAAACATCAGTAGAGGATAAAGTTGAAGAAACAGTAAACAAAATCTCTCCGTTACATTTGGCAAAATTGCAAGAATCTAATCAGAAGTTAGAACAAATCAACCAACAAGCCGCAGAATTATATCAACGTGAGTTTGAACTGAAACAAGCAAAAAACGTTTTAGATGGCTCCAATTCAGAAGTTCTTTTTGAAAGGCAAAAGCTCATAAACGAGTTTACGCAAACATACGGTAGAGTAAATATCAATCAGATGACTGGGGAATTTAAAAACATGGAGTAATGAACATACAACAAATCCTTACTAGAATAACATTATTGTCAGAACCGTGTGTTAAGTGGCCAGATAGGATAGATTACTACTTATCTATTTTATACAGATTAGCTCCGATTGCATTTTTAGTGGATATAGTTGGTTGGTGGTTTTCAGAAAATAAGCAATTCGGGCAGTTTATGTGTATTGCATTGTTTATAAATATGGGGGTTGGTATTGCATTCCATGTTAAGAATAAAAGCTTTAGTTGGGGAGGTTTCTTTGCTAGAAATGGGATAATGATATTAACTGTTTCTGTTGTTTATATTATGCTTGAAATGTTGAGATATACCGCAGGAAATAATATTGTAGGAGAACTATTTAAAATAACCATTCAAATTACTACTCTACTTTACCCAACATCCAAAGTTTTTAAGAATGTATACATTATGAGCAATGGAAAGTATCCACCTGAATTTATAATGAAAAAGCTTTATGATTTTGAAAAGAATGGCGATTTAAAAGCCTTCTTTGATAGTAAGAATAAAGAAGAATAATTGTCAAAACAAAAAGCCTTTCACTTTTAATCGAATTGAAATGGCAACTTATACTACATTCGAAAATTTCGCTTTAGATGCAGAAATAGAATTACTCGGTCCCATAATTGCTAAATGGGAAGGTGGGTTTGTAAATGATCCAATAGATAAAGGAGGGGCCACTAATATGGGAATTACTCTCGAAACATGGCGACACTATGGCTATGATAAAAACAATGATGGTAAGATTGATGCTGAAGACATAAAATTATTAAATCAATCCGATTTTAAATACGTGCTCCGCCGATACTGGGACAAATGGCGTGCTAATGAAATAAAAAATCAATCAGTAGCTAATATTCTTGTTGACTGGTATTGGGGATCTGGCAAGTGGGGAATCATTATTCCTCAAAGAATTTTAGGGGTTACCCAGGATGGTATTGTTGGTCCAAAAACAATTAATGCTTTGAATGCTGTTAACCAAGCAGAATTTTTCAAAAAAGTATTTGATGCACGAGTAAAGTTTTTAAATGATATTGTAAAAAACAATCCTACTCAAAAACGATTTATTAATGGATGGATGAATCGATTAAATGACTTTAAATTTAAAGCCTAATGAAGTATTCAATCATCCTACTCTCAATTCTTTTAATGAACTGCGGTTCGCGTAAAGTAGAATTACAAAAGAGAATCAATGATATCGAAACCAATCTTAGTGTAAAAATAAAAGAGCTTGAAATTGAAAGAAGTAAGATTAAAATATACGAGACTTCAAGAATTTTTAAAGCCGATTCTATAGTTGAAAAAGATGGTAAACGAACAATCTATAATCCGAGTTCCGAAGAAAAGGAAAAAGGAAAAGAAGAAAGTGTTGAAAAAGAAAATAAAAAAGAAGAGGATATTCAAGAAAGCACCAAGGATAAGAGCACAACAAAAGATAAAATAACTGACCGAAAGCAGTTCAATTGGTGGGGGATTATTCTGCCTTTAATTCTAATAGTATTTCTTATTTACATATTTAGAAAACCCTTGAAAAAACTAAGCCGATTATTAAAATAATCGGTTTTATTGTTTTGTGTGTAATTTGTATAAAATTTACATAGAATTTTTCTATCTTTGAATTAACTCGTAATAGTTTTTATCTATGAAATCAATACATGACTTTATTGTTTATACAGACATTGTCTTTAATGAAACTTTCAAAACAGAAAGTGGATTAGAACTTTTTGGAGATAACCGATTCCTACAAAAACGATTGGCTCAAAGAGAAGTAGAAATTAAAGCAATGCCATTAAACTATGAGGGCGAGGACATTGTAGGATATCAAGCTTTTATTGATCCAACAATTTATTTTCAAAACCTTTATGACCATGGAAAAGGAGTTAACAATGAAATATCAGGACACAAAGGATTCTTTAAAGTTCAAGCAAACATGATACTTGCTATCCGAAAGGATGAAAATAGCGAATGGAAAGGTTTTAATGAAAATGTAATCGTTTCTAAAGTGATGGATTCTGGAGAAGAAAAGAAATCCGGTTTAATAATTACTGAAATTTCAAAACCTAAAGCATTAAAAGGAATAGCTATTGTCGAAATTCCAAATGATGATTTGCTTAGAGATGAAGTAAGTAAAGGTGACACCATACGTTATAACGACTACTACGGAGTTGATGTGTATATCGATGGTAAAGAATATACTTGGATTAGAACAAAAGATTGTTTAGCTAAAGTTGGATAGTATGAGTAACGGAAAATTACAAGAGAAGCGAAAAAATGAGATTCCGACGCTTATTGAGAAATATCAAAAGTTAGTAGATGATACTTTTAATGCTGTGTCTAAACCACTTCCTACTTTCACTGATATTACAGATAAAGATGGAGATATACTAAAAACAGCAGAACAACAATTGTATTCTTTCTTAGGTGTGCGAGATGCTGCTTTGGACAGAGCAGATGGGATACTTGGAAAGATTAATGAATTAGAAAGAGAACTTAATGATCCTACATTTTGGGATGTTGTAGAAAATGAAGAAGAATCTAAATCAACACCAGCCAATAAAAACCCATTAAAAAGGCACACCAAAAAATAATTGTCAAAACAAAAAGCCTATTGAAGTTTAAAAGCTTAAATAGGAATGTATTACTTAGGTACTAAGATTGAAGATAGAGTTGATGAAAAACTCCGTATTGCCAAGAATAAAACAAAATCTTGGGAGTATGGTTATAACGCTATTATAGATGTTGTAATTATTTCAAAAGATGGTACTCTTGGCGAAATATTTGATGTTTATGGCATACCAATCGGGTTACCTCAAATACCTGATAAAAAAGAAATAATCAATTTTGACAAACCTCAAAAGCTTCAAAAATGGGTACGAGAAGAATTACCCAAAGGAATGAATGCTGAAAATTGTTGGGATGCAAAGTTTACTGAATTTGTAGAACGACAATTCAAGTACCGTGATGAAGGGATTTGGATTTACTTAAATGGCAATCCAGTTTACATGACTGGTACTTACTGGCATTTTCTGCAATGGTTTCGCGAAGGTTCTGATTATCCTAAGCTTCGTATTATCCAAAATGAATTAATGGTGTTTTGGGAGGCTTGTAAAGCCGATGAACGCTGTTATGGAATGCAGTACGTTAAGAATAGACGTTTTGGAGCATCCGCACTTGGTAATAATGAAATGCTTGAAAGTGGTTCTATCCACGAAAACAAAATACTTGGGATGATCTCCAAGAAAGGTAATGACGCTAAAAAGATTTTCAATCGCTTAGTACGTGCCTTTAAACGTTACCCTCCTTTCTTTAAACCCGAAACAGACGGTACCAATACTCCTAAGACCGAACTTGTATTCACTGAGCAAACTAAGAAACGTAAGCAAGGCGAAACAGTGGAAGAAGGTCAAGGTTTAGATACTTCTATCTCCTGGCATAATACTGAAATGAATGCGATGGATGGTGAGGAAATATTCCGCTCCCTTTTAGATGAATCAGGAAAATACCCTAAAGAAGTTCCATTTGATGAGTATTGGCAAATTGTAAAAACTGCCCATAGATTGGGTAGTAATATCGTTGGAAAGTCGATGGTTGTTTCAACTGTAAACGCAATGAAAAAAGGAGGTGCAGGATTCAAGAAAATTTGGGATGATAGTAATGTAGAAAACCGAAACAAAAACGGTCAAACAAAATCAGGATTATATCGAATATTTATTGCTGCTAAATATTGTTTAGAAGGTTTCTTTGATGAATACGGATTTAGTATTGTTGAGGACCCGAAAGAGCCAATTACAAATGACCTTGGGAAAAAGGTTTCAATTGGTGCAGATACATTCTTGAAACAAGAAATAGAAGCTTTAAAAGATGATCCCGAAAAAGAATATGAATTTAAACGTCAATTTCCAGACTCTCCTTCAGATGCTTTCCGTGACGAAAGTGATGATTGTGCTTTTAATTTAGTTCATCTAACTGAACAAATTGAGCATAATTCAGATGAGCTTGATGAAGATGCGAATACCTACGTTAATGATGATGTTGAAAGAGGTAATTTAATTTGGAAGGACGGAATACAAGATACAGAAGTTATTTGGAAACCAGATCCTGTAAGTGGAAGATTTTGGATTAGAAAAGGTTGTCATCCTCCGAAAGAAATACGAAACTTAAAAGAGAAGAGAATGTTTCATGGGGTTATGGCTTGGGCTCCTAAAAATACTCATATTGGAGCAGGAGGAGTCGATCCTTACAATAGAAGTAAAACAGTAGATGGGCGAGGCTCTCAAGGTTCTATACATATTGCTACAAAATACAATGCTTATTTTCCAAATGAAAAAATTATAGTTGAATACATTGATAGAGCAAAGAAAGTAGATTACTTCTTTGAAGATGTAATTATGGTTCACGTTTATTACTCAATGCCATTTCTACCAGAGCTTTCAAATGAAAAGTTTTTGCAATATGTAAAAGATAGAGGATATAGACATTTCGTTTTAAATAATCCTTTTAAGAAGTGGTCAGAGTTAAGTCCTACTGAAAAAGAATATGGCGGTGTGCCTCCTCAAGATAGTAAAATTGGAGACCAACAATTTTATGCTGTCGAGGCTTTCATTGAAGATCATATTGGAGTAGCAAGGGATAGTTCAAACAGACCAATTGGAGAAATGGGAAACATGCCTTTTACTAGGACTTTAATACAATGGAAAGATGTTGACCCAAATAATAGAACTAAATATGATGCTTACATTTCTTCCTCACTTGCATTAATTGCGAATCAAAGTAGAGTAAAAGTTCAACTAGAAGAACCCGAAAAACCACTAGATATAAATCCATTCACTACATACGATAACTCAGGTTACATTTCCAAAGCATATGAAACAAGATAACAATTTAAAACCAATAGATCCTTTTGTTCCATTTGAACAGAAGAAAGAAAAAGAGTACGGACTTAACGTGGCAAGATTCATTTCTAGCCAATGGTTTGCAGGTGGAATTATAGGAAGTGGTAATTGTGCTTTCAATACTCGACGAGAGTCCATTGTAAATAAACGAAAGTTTGTTCGTGGGGAGAAAGACGTTAATCAATTCAAAAAGCTTTTAGCGAGCAATAAAAACAGCTTAAAGTATCTAAACATTGACTTCCGATATATCAATATCGCTCGAAAGTTTTGTAACATCGTGATTAATGGTATGTCGCCAGAAAACTATTCTCTTGATATTCGTTCAACCGATAAGATAACGGTTAAAATGAATGAAGAGAAGATGAATGAGTATCGAAAGTATATGACAAGCTTTAGTCTATTAAACAAAGCAAAAAAAGAATTAGGAATCGATTTAATGCCTAATTCATTTGTACCTGAAGACGAAGAAGAACTTGAATTATTTGTTGCAATAAAAGACAGACCAAAAATTGAAATTGCTGAAGAGCTACTAATCGATTGGATTCTTAAAACAAATGATTGGCTAGAACTTGATGCCCAACTTCGTGCAGATTTAGTCAACTGTGGTATCATGATTACTCGTGTTTATACCGACAAAAGCGATGGAGTAAAATTAGCTTATGTGGACCCTGAAAACTATGTGCACTCTTTTGTCAAGAAAAATAATTTCGATGACAAGTTCTACGAAGGGGTTGTTGATACGATTACTATTTCTGATTTGATTAGAGAGAGCGGACTTAGTTTAGAAAAAGCTAGAGATGTAGCCAAAGGATATGGTTATAATTGGAATACAGGATTGACTCCTGCAGAAAACTATGACAAACTACAAGGTCATAAGGTTGATGTGCTTCGATTCGCTTGGAAAACAGTTAAAACACTCAAGTACAAACAAAATATTCGTCAAGGTAAGGTATATAAGCTATCTAAGCGAAATGATGATTTTGAAGCCCCTAATAGAATTGATACAGGAACTTTAGAAAAAACGTTTGATACTTGGTTTGAAGGCAACTATGTAATAGGTACTGATTATTTATATGATTGGAAAGAATGCGAAAATCTATATGACGATGTGATGAACAAAGCCATGTCACCATTCCTAACACATGCGCTTGATATCTATAACAATAAACTATATTCATTTACTGATGAAATAGAAGTTATCGCAGATAACATGCAACTAACTGCCTTAAAGATTAAACAGTTATTGAATGAATTGAGATCCGATGTAATTGAAATAGATTTAGATTCATTAGCAGAATTACCAAGTGAAGGAGGAACTAAAAGAGCAGCTTGGCAAGAAGCATTTGATTTATTCGAAACTAAAAGTATTGTACTTAAAAAAAGAATCAATCTTGGTGAAGATGGAATCAAAGATGCTGGAGCAGTAAATGTAAAACCTGCTGGACAAGGAAATCAAATAACTACTTTATTGAACAGTTGGGCAACTGACTACAATTTAATACGAGAAAACACAGGTATTAACCCAGCTGTAGATGGCTCTATAGGTTCAAATGCACTAGTTGGAGTTTCTGAAATGAACCGATTAGCGGGTAACCGTGCTACAAAGGATATCGTTGATACCTGGGTAAGATTCCGATTGAAATTAAGCGAATTGATTTCTACACGCATTCAATCTATCTATAATTATTCAGAAGCTTCTCATATTAGAAAATTGTACGACAATGTAATTTCAAAACACTTCAATGATCATCTATCTGTTTTAAAGAATAGACATCTTCACGAGTTTGGATTCACGTTCAATATTGTACCTGCAATGGAAGCGATGCAAGAGTTTAGAGAAGATATGAATATTGCTTTACAAGAAGGTTCTATTTCAGTTGAAGAAAAGTCCGAAGCAATGAACATCTTTAAAACTAATCCAAAACTTGCTAAACAATATCTAGCGTATCGCCGTAGAAAGAACATGCAGATAAGAGCAGATGAAAATGAGAGAATACTTCAAGTTAAATCTCAAAATGACGCAATGGCTGCACAGGCTAAAGTTCAAGCTGATACAGAAGCTTACCAATATAAGAAACAAATTGATTTGCAATTCGCTTCTGAAATGGCACAAATCGAAGTGATGAAACAGCAAGCGATGAATGAGGTTAACAAACCAAAAGAAGACGAGAAGTTTCAACAAGATGTGTATTTAGCACAGATTGCTGCTAAAGGCAAAGAAAATTTGGAAGCTTATAAGGAATCCAAGAAAGATGAACGAACCAAAATACAAGCTTCTCAACAGTCAAAAATGATTACTCAACGACATAATAATTTAGCACCAATTGATTTTGAGGAAAGTAGTTGGCTTGAATAATATTTTTACATGTAATATTTTATATAAATTACATGTAAAATAAGTTTTATTTATTATCTTTGAACTACTTGATAGTTTTAATCTATTAACAAAATTGCTATGAACGAAGGAAATAATACTAATGACTTACCAGATGTAAATGGGAATCCACCTGCTGAACAAGAAACACCAGTAGTAAATACAGTTGATGAAACAGCTGTGTTGAATTACTTTAAAGAACAAGGTAGAGAGGTTTCCTCACTTGATGACTTGTTTAAAGAACCTGAAAAGGTGATTGAAACAAAAGAAGTGAATCCATATGAGGATTTAATGGATGATGAGGACAAAGCTTTTTTTCAATACAAAAAAGAAACGGGGAGAGGCCGTAAAGAGTTTGAATCTTTACGTACTAATCTAGATGATGTTCCTCCTATTGAATTCGCAAGAGCGCAAGTTCTAAAAGAAGCTGGGATGAAACTATCTAACGATCAGATCAATGGTTACCTACAAGACAAATTAGGCATTGATGACATGGACAACCTAACTACCAATGACTTAATTGAGTTGTCAAAATATGGAAAGTCTATAAAAGATGCCCGCTTAGAAGAACAGTCAAAATACAGACAACCAATCCCTAAACAAGAAGTTCCTCAGAACCAAAATACAAATCAAGATGAATATGTAGCATTGGCCAATGGTACGTATATGAAAAAATCTGATTTTGAAATTGCTCAACAAAACAAAGTCAAACATAACCAAATGGTACAAGAAGCTGTGAACAGTGTTACAGCAACTTCATTTAAAGTTATGGTTGACGATAATGGAGAGCAAAAAGAATTGAACTATGACTATAACTATTCAGATAACGACAGGAGCAGTGCTGTGTCAATAGTTTCTGATTTAGGAAAGTATGTTCAAGACACCTATGAAAGCGAACAAGGCTTTAACCACAAGCAATTCGCTGAAGATGTTTTTTGGTTGAATCCTAAAAACAGAGAGACTGCAATTTCGTCTTTAATGCATAAAGCGAGAGCCGAAGCAATTGAAGAAGTAATGAAACAACGTGGTAACGTTAACTACCAAACTCAATCAAATACTTTGTCAAGTAAAGAAAAGCCTAAAACAATGACTATTAAAGAAGTATTTAATCAAAATAGATAATAACTATGGCTTTTGAATTAAAAGAAAATAACTTATCAGGGTTGTCTATTAATGAAAACACAAATAATGAGTTGGTGGCTACTCCATATAACTTCATCAATTTGTATGATTATGCGATGCATTATCAACCTGAGTTAATTCCTGATCTTGTTTACGCGAATGGTAAAGGATCAATATTAGGTTTTTTACGTGCTACTGCAGGAAAAACAGGACGTGGATATGAATCAGATACGATTCAGCATGCTGAAATGAATCGTTTACACAATTCCATTGCAGGTGTAACGATTGTAAACAATGAGTTTACTTGCCCTAAACCTCACAATTTACGAGTTAATGATGTAGTGAAGATTTCTGATGGAGAAAATGAGTATCAAGCAATTGTTTCTCAGATTATTTCTAAAACGAAATTTATCGGATTGAATGATGCTGTGGGGGATTTTCCTACTGTTGCTGTTACAGTAAATGCTGATTTTTCATCTCGTTTCTTAAAGGGAGATAAAGGATTTAAAGAAGGAAAACATTGGAAACCCACAATTTACACAAACCATACTCATATTTTTAAAGAATATTATGGTATTGCTGATTCAGATTTGGCTCATAAAACGTGGATAAATACACCAGAAGGCCCTCGTTGGTTTAATCTTGAAATGGAACGTACAAATACTTTGTACGACAATAAGAATGAATTAACATTCTTAACTCATGAAAGAGCAGCTGATGATGCAGATTCAACTAAAGCTGGATTTGCTCAAGGTATGAATGGAGTTATTCCTCTTATTGAAGCAAGAGGTAATGTGTCTAATGACTTCATATCAACATTATCTGACTTATCAAACATGGCTTTACGTTTAAAGCAACAAGGTACTTGTCGTGAGCTTACTTTATGGATGGGACATGAACAAATGGCCAAGATTCGAGAATTAGCTTCGGGGATTAATGCATCATTTGTAAATGGGTCTCATTATGGAGCATTTAACAATAGCAAAGAGATGGCTTTGAACTTAGATTTTGTGTCTATTTTCATTGATGGTGTTCAGTTCCATTTTGTTTCTTGGGCTATACCAGATGATCCAACATTATTAGGGGCATCAAAATTTGACAAAACATCTTTTGCTTACGTTGGTGTGCCTTCTGGAAATACTCATGTAACTGAAAATGGGAATACAATTTCTAAACCTTATTTAGAATTACGTTATCGTAAGAACGAATTAGTAAACAGAGAAAAAGAGGTTAAGTTCTTTGGTAAATTTGGTCAACAAGTAGAAGATGATAAATCTTTCGTTACTTATTTGACTGAAGGAACTGTAGATATTGCCGCAGCAAATAACTTCTTTGTGGGAAGAAAATCAGATAGTTTCTATCTGTAATATAAAATAGAGGTAGGGAGTTAGTCTCCCTACTTATTTTTTTAACTGTAAAAAATAAAAACATGTCAAATACAACAACATTCGTTTTATTAAAAGGAAGTCCTACAAGTTGGAGTGTTAAGCAAAATGGCTTAATGATTGAAAAAAAAGGAGTTGGATTAAAATTTGCTGCATACTATCCTGGACAAGATTCTATTTTTGTTGAGGATATCAAGAACAAAGATTTAAAACCACAATTGATTCCTGCTTTTGAATTCAATCCTTCAACAAACAAAACTGAATTAACTGTTCCTAATACAGATGTTAACTTAATTACCCTATTAAAGTTACATCCGCATTATGGTAAAAAGTTTGAAATCTTCAGTGAAGAAATTGAAAGTGAGAGGGCTTTATCTAAGTACAACAACATTGAGAAAGCTTTAAAACTGATTGAGTCAGCAAATGATTTAGAAGTAAGAGCTAAAGGCGTCGTTGTGTTAGGCGTAGATGCGATGCATTATTTACCTACTGTAGCTATGGCTAAGTTAAAAGAATTAGCCTTCAGCAATCCTACACAAGTTATTTCTAAAATCGAAGGAATGGATTATGAGTCTCAATTTATAGCTGCGAAAGCATTTATTGATAAGATCGTAAAAACAAACCTTGGTCATACTGCTGTAGTTTGGTCTGATACAGAAAACCTAATCTTAACATTAGGTACTGGTGAAATTGGAGTAGAGAAGTTAGCAAGATTGCTTTCTCAAAACAATGAGCAAAGTTACAACATGTTACAGATTATTTCTCAAAAACTAGGCATTGGTACTCAGCAAGAAGAACAAACCCCAGTTAACTCAGTTTCAGAAAAAGAACTTCAAGCTAAAGATGCAAAACTAGCTGAATTAGAAACAGAATCTGCAAGTAAACTTCAAGCTAAAGACGATGAAATCGCACAGTTGAAAGCTCAATTAGAAGCTGCTAACAAAGGAAGTGTTCATGAAATAAACACTCCATCTACTCAAGCAGAAGCTACTAATAAAGTAGAAATGACTTTGGAAGAAGCTACAGCAAAGTATATTGAGAAGTTTAGAAAAGAACCTGGTCCGAATGTAAAAAACGACCTTGAGTGGATTTTAAGAAAATTAAGCGAATAATAGAAAGCACTCGAAAGGGTGCTTTTTTTAACTCTATTTACTATGTATTTAATTGATTTAGTTTACCGAACTGTTTTAACTATCGCGAATTCAGAAGTCCGTGGAAATGTAAAACCATCTGATATTAGACTATTGATCAACACAACAGTTGAAGAGATATACGAATCCTATTTCTATGAACTAAACCGAATGCTCAATCGTCAAAACAAAGGTTTAGTTGGAAACGGCTTAGAGAATATTCCCGATTTGATTAGGGATAAAATAAACCACTTCTTAAAGTCAGAAGAAGTAAGTGTGTCTAGTGGCAAAATATCGCTTCCTAACGATGTTAGATATCTTGATAATGTATTTGTTGATGAGGTAGAAGTAGAGTTATTAAAAAGCCTTAGAGAGTTCCAAATAGTTAAAAATACAGCGAACAGAACATACCCAATAGGGTATAAAAGTGATGCTACTACCATTGTTATATACCCGAACGGTTATAATGAAGCAACCCTCAGTTATTTGAGAAAACCTAAAGTTCCTAATTGGACATTTTTTGTAGTGAATGACACAGAAGTGTTTAATCCGGATGCTTCCGACTTCCAAGATTTGGATATCCACCAAAGCGAGGTGTCAAACGTAATTATAAAAACACTTCAAAAAGTAGGAATAAACTTGAAAGAACAAGATTTACAGCAAATAATGGCCCAGCAACAAAACATTGAGTTCAACCAAGAAATGCAAAGCTAATGACAGATTTAGAATACATAGACAATAAAGATGGTCATGGAGCATATCAGTATGTGGCTTTAAGTAAAGTGATCAACGATATGGTAACAGAATCATTAGATGATGATAGTTATTTAAAGAACACTCCGCGTTTTAGATTTATTCAATACGCAAAAGAGGGAATCAGAAATCTAAATCAAGAAGCAGCTAATGATATTCTAGCTTTTGAAATTACGGTACCCGACAACTTGGTTGTTGTAGTTCCAAAGGATTATGTGAATTGGGTTCGTATCTCCTTAGTTACACGAGATCCAATTACAAACGGATTTGTTCTTCAGCCTCTAAATGAAAACCGAAACATAAATACAGCAATCGGATATTTGCAAGACCATAAAGGAGATTTGTTGTTTGATAACAACGGAATGATTTTGACTTCCGATTCTTCCAATGCCTATGTGCATCCACATAAGCGATATAAAGTTTCTGATTTGGGCAGTTGTGGTCAAGGTAAATACCTAGATACAAGTAAGGTTTCAAAATATGGTGAGTTTGTAATCGACGATCGAAAAGGAAATATACTATTCAGTTCCGATTTAATGGATAAGGAAGTAGTTATCGAGTATATCTCAGACGGTTTGCAAGCGGAACTAAACGAGGAGGAAATAACCATTCACAAGGACTTAAAAGAAACTCTTGAGAATTGGATTTACTATGCCTGTATTGAAAAAAGAAGAAACGTTCCTGCCAATGAAAAACAACGCGCCTTGTTGAGGTACAAAACAACACTTCACAAAGCTAAGCTAGACCGACTAAACATAAAACTGTACGAAATAATTCGACACTTCTAAACTATGAGCAAACGATTAGATTTGATGTTCAAACTTCCTCCATTGGCTAAAAAACGAATGGAGAATGATAAAACAAAAATTGTAGAGGCCTTTCACAAAGGACAAGAAAAGGAAGTATATACCAGGTTACAGTACGCGAGGATTTACAAAGGTTATGACTTACTCGAGAACTTTGGTTACGTCCGACATGCCTTACAAAGAAAGTACGATATCAGTGTTACTCTATTAGAAACCATTTTATACCTGGTTCCTAAAAACTATTTCATGACTGGCGATCTAAAAGAAATCGCTCAGATACGATATACCTACAAGAACATCGATAGCCTTATCCGAATGGGATATGTATCGCGTGCAGCTAAAGGCAAAAACAAAAACGAGCATATTTATGCCATGACTGCGAAAGCACGTCAAATTTGCCAAGAAATGCACGAAATGTTAGCTGGGGAGATAGATATACCTACTGAACTTTATAACTCAAAAGAAGCCTCTAAAAGCGATTTGATTAAAGCTGAAATCATTGAAAAGCTAAATAAAAAAGAAAAGCCCAAAACAGTGAAATTGCTTTGGGCTAGAGTTAATAATACTTAATATTTAAGTTCATCTTCAAATTTATTTCTTGCAAAAAACCACCCTTTATCAGTTAATGTGAATTTCTCTGATTTATCTAAACCTAGCTCTTCTGGTCTTAGTTTTCGTATTAAGTTAAGAGAAATAAACCTGTCTAGTAATAGTTTGCTTTCTCTATTATTAGTCATATAATTGATGTCATAAAAATTTTCACTAAACTCTTTTAATGTTGAAGAGGGAGTGTTTAGATATTCCTGTAAATAATCATTTTCAATTAATTTCTTATCAAGAAAAACTTTAATTTCTTTTTCTCGGGCATTAAAAAGACTATTTAAATCATTGTTTTTAATTGTTGAATCATTCAATTTATTTGTCAAATCATCAATATCAGCCTTATAGATATCTATTTCATTTTTCAATTGCTTAATTTGATTATTTAAATCAGATTTTTCTTTATAATTTGCTCTTTTATCTTCTAGTTCTATTTCTTTATCAGCAATAGTGATTTGTCCTTCTATATCAACAGTTTTTGAATGATATAAGTGTTCATTTCTTTTCTTAAATGACTCAAATGTATTCTCATCTATCCAACACATTATTTTTGGTAAAAAAAGAACATAAAATAAAGAAAGAAGCAAAGGGAGCACTAACAAATAAGCAACGTCTGAATAATTATTAGAAACATAAGAAACCCTATCTTCAATTGGAATGTTTGAGAATATAACTATTAGTATAGGTTTCCAATTGAATGCGATAAAGGATATAATAAAAGACCCAACAAACGGATTTTTGAGCCTTTCTTCAGTTGTTTTAAATATTGATCCGAGAAAATCTTTCATAATTAACAGGTGATAAAAATAATCACCAAACGTAATATAATTATTTGAAAAGTTAAAGTTTCGGGAAAAAGTAAATCGAACTGATAGATAATTTTACAATGGTATTTTGTGAAAAATGACCGTATTGAAATTCTATTTATATTTGCAAAGTGAATGTTTCAGATTTACAAAATCAAGATAAACCCATACAGACTCAATAGTGTAAAAGTTATTAACAAAATTTGATAACTTAATCTAAAAAAGAGTTGATATAGAATAATCTTAGTAGTAAATTAGCGGTATTCAGTTTAAGAAATTAATGATAAACAACAAAAAAAGTTGAAGGCCTAATTTCAACTTTTTTTTTATTATCAAAAAACCTCGCTTCGGGTGCTGAGCAGTTTATGTTTAACAATCAAATTCATGGCAAAATGAAGAAGAAGAAAAACATAATGGAACACCTAAGAAACTTAGTGATGTTTACATATTATGCTATAAAAACGATAATAACTGTAGCTGATTTGTAAACATAAAAAAGTAGTGTGAATAATAGTAGCACTACTTTTTTCTTTTATTCTACTTGGACAAATGTAAAAAATAATTTACACTTGTATGTTAAAAATATGTTAAAACAATATTTTTTTATTTAATTGATTAAAGGTTAATGTCTTGTAATTCAGATTGTTGTTTTATAATATCAACATCATCCTTTTCACTCAAAACAAGATACTCAATACCATCAATAACACTTTGAACCCCATCCGAGTATTTAAACTTTCTAACGCGATCACCTGGTTTGATATGTTTCACTTTTACCCCGATATCAACTACTTTGTATTCATCTTCACTTTGGTAGTTTGTGGGTAAGATTAAACCGCTTGTGGTTTGTTTTTCTTCAACTATGCGAGTGCATAAAATTCTATCTCCTAATAGTTTCATTTCTCTATATTATAAATGATTACTCTATATTTTGCATTGAGTGTTAATTTTTTCGTTTCACCTAATCTGTGTTCACTTCTAAGTCTTTTAATTATAGTCCAAAAGAGTTGTTCTTGAGAACGCCCTTTATCCCAATCAGGATCTACTATGTAGTTCATGTTTTTCTTAATACTACCAGAGTCTTTTATATTTTTCTCTATGTGAGTTTTTGTAGGAATATAAATACTTCCTTTTGTAAATAGCACCTGAATAGCTTCATCTACCATTCTGGTTGTTTTTCCACTTGCCCTCATAATTAATCCGTTTAGTTACTTAATAATCTTTGCGAACTCGCCCTGTTTCCAAAAGCAGATAATACCAGAAGGACTTGTTACTGTATCTTCATCCGGATTATACTGCAATCGAGGAACGTTGCTTATGTTTACTTCTTTGTTCAGCTTCAAACAGTGAATTGCTTTGGCCTTGGCAAAGTGTTTTTCTATTTTCTTTAATTCTTTCTCGTTCATAACATTTCAAAATAAAAAAGCTGGCTTACGAGAAACCAGCCTTTACAACACAACTAATCTTACTTATGATTCAAAAAGCGATTTAACAGCCATCATGGTACCTTTTTCGATATCTGTGATTGCAGCAGCTTTTCTTCTTGGATCCTTTCCGTATTCTTCAATTAAGTTTACTAATTCAGAAGCTTTTTGTTTAATCAAATCCACGGATTCTCTATTCTCGTTATTAAAACGACCTATAATCTGTTCTCCTTTTGATCTTGCGTCATGAACAGCTGGAGCTGTAGTTTCTTGTTTCATAGCAATTTTACTTTTTAATTATTCCACAATATTCCAGTCTTCTGCGAGAATATCACTTACACTAGGAGTCCAAGTAGCAATGTCATTATCAACAGTTTTTAAGGCCAAGTAAGGTCTATACTTAACTTCTTCTCCAAATGTATTTTTAATTACATCTGTTTGAGATTTATAAACACCTCCAGGAACATAATAAGCAAACATGCCTTTTCCGTTCCATCCTTCTCTTGATACTTTTTTTCCTTCTTTTAATGCTTCTAAAGCTTTTCCAAAATTTAAACTATCCATCTTGTATATGTTTTGAAATTATATCTGTTACATTCAACACTTCTTCATCAATTAAACTTAAATCATGATTTTTCACTATACATTCCTCACACATCCATTGAGGGTCTTTGCTTCCTTTTTCAGTTGTTCTATGTAGGGGTTTATCAAAAAAACTAACTCCACATTCAATACATTTAACTTTCATTTTTAATTCGCTCAATTATCGTATTGTATTCTTGAATCCATTCAGTAGGAATAGCCATTTCTGATTTTCGGTAGCGTACAATCGCGTCAACTATTTCGGTTAGACGTTCGTTGTATAATTCGTTCTGCGTTCTTATTCCATAAGGAGGGGCTTGCTCTAACATACCTACTCAATTTTAAATTTTCGTCTTACATATTCCGCTATCAAAGCAGCATCGATCATTCCATCATTATAATTCTTGCTTTTAGAAAGCTTATTTGTTACCTTAAAATTTACAGATGCAAATAAGCTATTAGCCGCTAAAGTAGAAGTAGCCTTTGTATCAGTTTTTTTCTTACCATCAGAAGTTAGTTTGGTTTGTTTTTTTACATTTTCCCAAACTTCATTCTGCCATACTTTAGGATTCACAAGAGAATGAGAAATACCTAATCCCATTAACAAACCTTCAAACATTCCAACACATTTAAAGAGGCTGGCAACAGATGATTTAGAAACTGAAACAATAATGCTTGGATTTTCTAATCCAATGTGTACAAAATCATATGATCTTAAAAAATCAATAATAGTTTTTTTATCATATTCATTACCTATCAAAGGCATGCCTACCATTTCAACTACTTTTGAGTCTTCATCTATTACAACAAGTGCACCTTGTTTGCCAGGATCAATACCTAAAAAATATCTTGATTTCATAATTAAACCTTTTTACCTAATCCATCGGAATATGCACCCTCTTGATAAGCTTGTACCTTCCAACCTTTACTTTTACTAATCGGCATCATTTTTTCATATTCGGCAAGTGTCATAGTTTTTCTCATCACAACCTCGACAACTGTGTTATCAGGAAGCAATGTTGTTTTTGTCTGTTTCGCCATGATACATTGATTTAAAAAACACTTCAACATTCAGTTTTTTATAAAATATAGCTACGTATACACTCACTATATGTAACGTTACACGATCTGAATTCTCAAATATCGCCTGCTTGAATATTTAGTACTATGTTGGGGATGTTTCCTTAAACCCTTTGCAGATACTTGCTGACTTGGCTCAGCGTTGAAGTGTTTTTATGAAAAAAAGAATGTCGTTAAGTAGTCAGGATTCGAACCTGAAATGGTATTGAATATCTTTCTGAAATTATCTGACAGGCGGCATAGAATTCCACTTCTATGTCTCCTAAATACTTATTCAATTATCGTCTAACCAATTCCGACACTACTTACCATTGCTTTTTACAGAAACAATAAACTGGTTATTAACCAAAAAAACCATAAAATATGAATTGCAGTCTATACGAGACTCGAACTCGCGACCTCTTGCGTGACAAGCAAGCACTCTAACCAACTGAGCTAATAGACTAAAAGTAAAAATGAAGTGTTTGTTTAAGAAAAAAAGCCTTTCTGTAGAACGTCAATAAAGCATATAAATACTTAATGATTAGAAAGGCTTTTAAGTGGTTTGTTGTTTATTATAAAAGCTAGGTAATCCTAATTTTGTCGCGGATGCAAATAATAACCTTAGATTGCAGCGGTTCCAAATTTAGCGAAATAATATAAGTAGAAATATGTTTTTTATCAGCCAACACACTGGGGACGGAAAAAACATACTGACTACCTACATCAGCTTTTAAATCAACTGAAGCGAAAACCGCATCAACTTTTACTACATCAGAAAAAGAAGCAACCTCTGTTTTCTGTTTTGAATTTTCGCTCAGGTCTATTGTAGTCTTACAGATTCCCGCAATACTGAAACAAAACAGCATTGTAAAAAGCATAAACAAACGTTTCATAGTTTGTAGGATGAGCAGGAATCGAACCCGCACGAAAAGCCATTTTCAAATTAGATTTATTAAGACCTGATACCCGAAGGCATAAAACACTACTTAGTCAGTATCCATCGCTTCTCTTAAATCTACCCTTTATCAGCGTCTACCATTTCGCCATCATCCTATGAATAAAACCACCCGCCAGCCGTGCAATAAAGACGTCAAAAAGCCCGTTCAAACCGTCTACGCGTATGCTATTATTACGCCACGTTGGGTTGTCATTCCCTCAGCTAATCAAGTTAGCAGCGAATGGTTTATATATTTTCTATACACAAATGCCAAAAATGTCAATGATCTATTTTAAAAATTCCAAAGCCAATCGGTCATATAATTCAGAAGCAGTTTCAATTAACACATCTCCATCTTTTTCAATTCTTCCAAAATTGCAGAAGAAACAATAGTGATCAATTTCACTCAAAGCTTCCGCTTGATTATTGAAATGAAAAAGCATTATATCCTTGATTGCTTTCAACAAAAATGAATTGTCATAAACAGGAACTTGTGTTCTATACACCTGCGCTAAACTGTTTGAGATTTCATAATCTCTTGTCGTTTGCTCTTTGATCGATTCAATTACCGAAATAAAGATTGCCTTGTTCATATTTTCAATTTTGTTACATGACAAATATATAAAATATTCTATACGATTGTGTGTAATTTATATAAAATATTCTGTATTGTTTTTTGGTGGTAGAAAAAGAGTGTTGGCAATAGCCTTTTTTAAACAGAAATAAGCTTGTTTTAAGCCATGAAATGAATCAAATGATAATTGGGTTATGAAAAAAAGGAAAAGCTTTAAAAAGCAAAGAAAAGGGTATTAAATAATAAAAGTGAGATATGGTAGTGTGTTTGGGATGGTATACATGTTTCTGAGCGAACGGACCACAAAAGGAAAACGCGATTCAAAAGGGTATTGGGGGGCGATTTGCTTTTCAGTTCAAAAACATTTTAGCTTTTTATATCCAGGCATCCGGAACTCGTTTCAATCAGCAACTAATTTGAGGATTAGTCTTTTGGCTTTATTGATTTTCTAGGAAGTAAACTACTTCAAAAGGAAAGTGTAATCTTAGTATGATTTGAACTACTGAGTGTAATTTACTGTAAAACAACGCGTTGAGGTTTGCTTGTATGAATTCTGCACGACCATTGCACAACGCATCATAAATTGTGGCGCTTCTTCCAATACTCTAAAAGGTCGTTAAGTTCTTGAACTGCTGCATTGTACTTCGCTGGTACTTTCTTTTTTCTTATCGATTGATTGTTGCCAGATAACACCTTGCTTAGTTCAGTTACATTGATTAATTCGTTTATCATAATATACAGATTTATGTACTTTTTATCCGTGCTAAGATACAGAATTATGTGTATTTATTCCTTAGTGTATATAAACAATAAAAGAGATCTACACGACAGCGCGTTTGTGTTTGTTTTTTTATCACCCTTCCCTCACGTCAATACGACTCATTCCCTATTAAATTTTACCACAGTTCAATTATTTATCTTCTTCTAACATTGTATGCGTAAACTTTAATTAAAGCCTTTAAAACAAAGGGAAATTAATAACTATAACGATTATCTATTGCATTGCGTTTTACTATAGAAATTACGTATCAAAACTTTTTAATTAATGCTTTTTTATATAAAATACTTGTTATACATTTGTGTAACACAAAAGAAAGGAAGTAATACTTCTTTTTTTGATTCCCCCTTGGGGGTGTTCTTTGACTTACTGTCTGCTTTATCTTATATCTTGATTGTAGTTCTTAAATTATAACTAAGCGAATCAGGCTTGATAATTACCACTATGCAAGCCGTTACCACAAATATTAAATAACCCTATTAAAAACTTATAAGATGGATACAACCTATTTTACAACATGCAAAACCTTAGACGAAGCTAAGAATTTATTTAAAAAGCTTTGTTTTGAGTTACACCCTGATACTAGCGGCTATAACTCACAATCTGAATTCGTAAAAATGTTTAAAGAATTCAAATCTTTAGAAAATCGTTTCAGCACTTCTAATACAGAAGAAAATACAAATACCACATTTAACGCTGATCAGTTCTACAATATCGTAAAGATGTTTGAAGGGCTTCAAGGAATAAATATTTCTTTTGTCGGTTCTTTTATATGGCTCACAGACTTAACACCTGGGGCGATGTACTCACAAAAGGAAAGAATTAAATCTATCGCGATTGATAATTATAACGCTCCCTGCTGGGCGGGACAAAAGAAGTCTTGGTATTTCTCCCCTAGTGATTATGTGAAGAAGGGGAGATCTAATAAAGACCTAAGCGAATTAAAAGATTTATTCGGCTCTACAGATTTTCAAACTAAGTCAAACTTTAAATTAGCAATATAATGACACCACATCAATACCGTCTAAAAACAGAATCATTTTGTAAACTAAGAAGTACAAAAGGATTAAACAATGATTTAGATATAAATGACCAAATCTGGAATCAAAGACAAATACTAAAGGTTGTTGCTTACGATAGAACTAATTCTTTATTAATTGTTGAAAACGAAAATGGTTTTCAATGGAAAACAGATTTGAAAAAAATGGAATTCTGTTGGGAAGATGGAAGAAAAGTAAATTACTAATCATTAATAGCCCTTACAACTTACCACAGCGTAAGGGCTTTCTTTAAACCCTATTAAAAATGAAAGACAATCTTACTCTCGTCCTTGTGGCGGTATGCTTGGTACTTACTGTATCGGCTGCTTTTACTTTCCATAGTATAACTAAGCAAATCGAAAAATTAGAACAAGCCAATGAACAATACTACATGTTCATTTGGAATGATGACCCAGAGGGACTTCCTTCAGCTGGGACCAAAATTGTTATCGAAGAGATTGAAGGAAACATAATCTATCTAGGCAATGAGTAATGCTAAACACAGCAAGCGCCTAAGCTATCAATTGATAGTATTCGCACTCGTTTACTTCACTTTTCAAGTATCAAGAATATTTTTTTAACCCTATAAATTTTACCACAAATGAATACTTACAGTAAATATGTGCCAAATGTTTTCTTGGCCAAAACAGAAGAACGTCACGAAAAAGGCGACATCATCGCATTAACAACTAAATACGGAAAAGAGAATGAAGTAATTATACACAATCTGATCTATACTAAGGATGGTTTTTACTTCTATTCTTTTGTTCGTGCTGATGGTTTTAATATTCAGGAACGCGCCAAAAACAAAGCTGCTAAATATGAAAATTGGGCAGGTTCTGCAGAAAAGAAAAGTAATGAGTATTACGAAGCTTCTCAAGAGGGTAAAGATTTCTTAGCACTTGCCGAACCGATTAAGGTAGGTCACCACAGTGAAAAACGACATCGCGCACTCATTGAAAGAAATTGGAATAGAATGGGGAAAAGTGTCGAATTTTCTGATAAAGCAAATGATCATCTAAATAAAGCAGAATATTGGGAAAGTAGAGCCAGCGAAATTAATCTTTCTATGCCTGAAAGCTTAGAATACTATGAATACAAACTAGAAGAAGCTAAAGAGAAGCACGAGGGACTTAAAAGCGGGAAGTATGTAAGAGAACATTCCTTTTCTCTTACATACGCTAAGAAAGAAGTAAACGAACTTACTAAGAAGCTAGAAACAGCAAAAAAACTTTGGGAATAACATTAAGACCTGGGGCACGTCGTTAAACTGCTCTATTTATTATGAATAGAAAAGTAAATATATTTCAAGACAGCAAATCAATTAGAAATACTATTGCCAAAACATTAGGATATAAAACACCACAAGAATATAGTTGGTATACAGAAAATATATTTTTTGAAACATTTTTTTATCTATCAAAAAGATTTGGTATGCCTAAAGTATGGGACGAATATAAACAAGCTGGTGTATGGAGTTTTAGTGTAAAACATTATACGATAACTGTTGAAATGAATTCAAGTTGGGTAATCTTCATGATTTTTGGAGATAAAAAACATTATAGGCATTCAACTTTTCCTACTTATTGGATTAAATACAATCGAGAGGCAAATAAAAAAAGAGAATTGTTGTTAGATACTATGAAAGATTCTGAAGATAGGACAAAATATGAAAAGGATAAATTACAACAATTACTCAATGAATTTCAGGAAGAAAAAAAGATTCCTGACAATATAACTGTAGAAGACTTTCATGAAATATATGGTTCCGAATTTTTTAGAAAAATAGACGAATTTAACAACAAGGTTATAGGTGTTAATTCTAAAGACTTTGATTTAAATGTTGAATACATGAATTCAAAAAAAAGACATGCTTTAAAAACAATGGAGCAATTTATAAAAAATATGCTCACACCAATATATGTTAGGGATGTACCGTATAATATAAAAGGGAGAATGACAGACAACGAAGCACACTATTTAAACCAAAATATTAATAACATAAAAATTGATTATATATCTGATTAA